GAGGATGCACCGTAGTCACCTGTCGCAGAGGATGCACCGTAGTCACCTGTCGCAGAGGATGCACCGTAGTCACCTGTCGCAGAGGATGCACCGCAGTCTTCATCACTTCTAGCTTCTTTTTTAACTCTGCTCATGGTAAAATCAATGGCTGCCTTTACCAGTCCAGCAACGTCCAGTCTTACACCGACCTTAATTTTTGTTGATGCAACATTGGAATCATCTTCACCTCTGTCAAATTCACCGCTCTGCTCCACCTCATGGTAAACAGATTCGTTCGGCGAATAGTAACAAAGGCAATCCAGAGGATGTTCACAAGCATGGAATCCACTATGACATACATCTGCTGTTTCCTCTTCGTACTCCTTGCCCTCTTCGTACTGGAATCCACGGCAAGTCATGTCCTTGTTGAATCCTTTGTAACTTTTAATTACTTCTGCCATTTTCCGCAGCTCCTTTCTTTATCTTATCTGCAAATAATTTTGTGGTAACTTTTGCTCCAAATTGGGCAAAAGTAATTATCATAAGTGGGTTTTCTTCAATTAAAGAATCAAACGGCTCTTCTTCCATTGTTTTTACTATTGCTCTGCACATTTCATCAGCAGAAATCTCAACTTTTTTATCCATATCATAATCATCATTAGGCATTAGGTACTTCCTCCACTTTCAAACTCGCATCATCACTTCTTCGGAACATAAACAACTGACTGTCAACATCAGGAATCTTCCAAGGGTCAAGGCTTTCGGTATCGTCAACCATGATAGGCAATTCCACACCACACCGCTTCTGAAACGCATTGCAAATGTCAATCTCCGTCAGAATCCTTGCTCCGTGGTTCATGTTCCGGCTGTAAGGCTCTCCACGGTATGTAAAGTCACAGCATTCTTCCGTGTCACCATTCACAAGAGGTCTGAACATCCGCACAGTGCAGAAAGAAAGATACTTGTTCACATCAGCTTCCAACAGTTCGTTCTTCTTCCGGCTGAATTTCTTTAACAGGTCAAGCTGTGCCTGCACATCTGTAATCTTCTGTGCAATGTTCTTGCGCTCCTGTTCCAGTTCTGTGATACGCCTATCCACACTCTCGTTAATGCTTACACTCGCCAAAGACTTATCAACCACGGAAATATCCTTGCGTATCTGCTCTTCATCACATTTTAACTGGAATCTAAGAAGATTCATGTCAGTGAATTTGTGCATGGCAGCTTCTTTCTCTGCAATCTGCGACTGAATAGCTTTGTATTCTTCTGTGTTGGAAATATCCACGCTTTCCGGAATGGAATTTAAGACATTATCAGCAATGGCAATCTCTTTTTCCAACCGTTCCACTTCATCCTCTGTCTTTTTCAGTTCCTCACGCTTATGCTCCAGTTCTGCCTGATCCGCTTTGATATGGTCAGCACAGGAAGAACCCTCTTTGGTAATAAGTTCCAATTCATGTGCCTTATGCGTATCAAACTCCGTTCTTAACTGCTCTTTCTTCTCTTCCGGATATTCCTGTCCACAGTAGGGGCAAATCAGAGAATTTTCATCAAATTTAAGGCTTTTATTCAAATCCCAACTCTTCTTCAATTCCTGTCTCTTCTGCTCATACTGTGCGATACGCTTTTCCAGTTCCGTGATCTCTTCACGAATGGTATCTGCCTTAAGCAACTCTTTCTGATGCTCATTCTGAACCAGGTTCAGTGCCGTGCGCTTCTCTCTTCTGTCCGCATCCAGTTTTTCATTTGCTTTCTGCTGTAATGCGCTCAACTGGCATTTTAACTCAATGATTCCATCAGACAGCTTATCGTAAGAAATCATGCTGTTCTTCGTATCTGTCTGCTGCTTAATGTTCTCTGACAGCTTATCCAGTAAAGCTTTCTTTTTCAGTTCCAGATCCGCAAGGTCAATATCCACTCTCTGACGGCTCACCTCGTCAATACGGCTCGGAATTTCATCTAACAGGTCCTGCAAGCCCTTGGTTCCATTTCTTCCCATTGTGCCGTACAACTGCGTATTGCAACGCTTTTTCAGTTCATCAACTGTGCCGTCCTGCAGAACAGTCCTTAATGATTCAAACTCCGGAAACTGGTTGCAAATGTCATCATTACTGTGCTGACCAAACATATCAGCAAGAATTGCTCTCTGATCCGTGCCACCTTTCAGCAGAAGTGTCATAGCATTGATACAAAGTGAAAACTTATCTTTTCCGCATACGCTCTCTTCCAAAAATGCTTCAAAATCTGCTGCCTTTTTGGGAATATCATTCACATAGTAATCCGTGACATTGCCGGTAAACTCGCCTTTCTTATTGAAGTTCTGACGGCATACTTTTTTCAGAACCTTGTCTGTACCGCCAATCTCCACGGTAACTTCTGCGGTAATATCTCCGTCAATGTCATTTCCGTCCTTATCGTGTGGTCTGATTCCGGTGATTTCTCTGCCGTTCTCGTCACGGCATCCAAAAATATACTGAATTGCTCTTTTGATTGTGGACTTACCGGTTTCATTCACACCGGAAACCTCTGTCCGGCCGTATAAAACAGTGTCCACTACGTTAGAACCATAGAATTTGCAGAAATTCTGCAAAAAGATGTGCTTAATCATCATTTTTCCTATCCTCCCAAAGATATAAATACAGTGAATTTACAAACATATAGATTGATACCGGCTTGTCTGTCTCATTGATTTTCTTGTACAACTCTGTGGTTGGGTTCATCTTGTCTACAACCCACTTGATTGCGCTGTACACACTTTTTTCATTTGTGCTGTGTTTCTCTCCGATAATCCGGTAGATTTCAGAAAGTCTTCTGTTCCGGTTCTTAAACATCAGCGTTTCAACCTCGATGATGTACTGGAATCCCGGCAAGTACTGTTTCAGCCCCAGTTCTACCAAGATTTTTCTTATCTTCCTTTCCATTTCCTCACTCCTCCGGCTTTCAGTCTTCTGTTACGTGAATCACGTTGTCCTCTCCGATATACAAGATTCCTGCATCTAACAGTCCTGCAATCAGAATCTCATTCGCACGGACGATGGGGATAATCTGTTGTTTCTGCATAAAAATACTCCTTTCCTAACCATTTTTTCTTCCCGGTATTGCGGTTTACAATTCTGTAATAGAATGCCGTTTCACGGTCAACTTCCCATTCTTTCGGACTGTAAAATATCTTTCCGATGCACCCTTTGACGGTAAACCGCTTTTTGGCACTCATACGGTGTCCTCCGCAAGTTTTCCTTGATTCCACCATGTTACATCATCAAAGCCTTTAGCCGTAAAAAAAGTAGTACCATTAGCCCATGTAAATATTTTCCCATCTTCAAATTTTGCAAAATATCTATGGTTCCAATATGCACTGTCGCAATCTCTTACGAATACCTTTGTGTCCACAGGAACCTTCGACCAGTCGACAGGCGGTTCAACATATTCCTGCTCTGACCATTTTTTAGTTTTTTCTTTGCAAGAAGGTTCACTACATTCAACTCTCGAAAATATGCAATCTCTGCAATCTAATTCATTGCATTTATGAAGTTTTCCTTTTTTGTCTACCGCAATAGAGTGACCAGTCACGGCAATATCAAGAATCTGTTCCGCATACTTCTCTCTGTTCGTCATTTTCCATTCATCCTTTCCAGTTCTGCGCTCCTGGTTAATATCCAGTCTGCGTAATCACTTAATTCTGTCTTTGTAGCTGCGTTCTTCTCTCCGTGGTAAACCATGAGGACAATTCCTACATCACAGTACTTTTCAAACAATTCCGACAAGTAGTCGGCTCCCACATGGATATTGCCGTCCACGGAGTAGATGTCCGTCACTCCCAAACGCTCCATGCGGTCTTTATGCCATCTGTCTGAAATCTGCATCAGACCTTTGCAGCCGCCACTTTCCACATCCGGTCTGCCGGAAGATTCTTTCTCGATCATTGCCATGAGCAGTTCAGGGCAGATGCCGTATTCCTCACCGTACTTTACACACGTTTCCTGTGCTTCCTCGGAGATAAAACTGCCGGATGGCTGTGCCGTGGATGTAAATGTGATGGAGAGTGCTATTATAATAGGAAGAAACAGCTTTATTGTTGTTATAATCTTTAATATTCTTTTGTCTCTATATAACATAGAGTAGAATCACCCCCGTGAATATTCCTAATAACCAAAAGAAAACCATAAGGACAACCTCAACTATTTTTCTCATACGCAATACCTCATAGCATATCTCCTTACGATATTCTCAAAGATTACTCTCAGTCTTACATTGTCAAAAATAACCGCAATCTTTGTAGTTCCCTCTTTGATAGCTGTTTTCGTGTTGCCGGCATCTTCCATACGCTTGATTTTATTGCTCTGAAGCCTTGATAAAACACAATGTGCTTCGTTTTCCAGTTCACCGTACATCTGATTGTAAAGTGTCTGATAGTCGATACCGCTCTTTGCGGAAATATTGCGTACCTTTGCATTGATGTCTGCTTTCCAGTCTCCGATAGGCTCTGTGAAAATTTCTTTCATGTTGGTGACTGTACTTTCCAACTTCTGAACCTGTTCAGCTTGTTTCTTCTGTTCCAGTTCCTGTCGTGCCATGCTCTCAGCCATTTGCATAACCATCTGCATCTGTGGAGAAAGTTGTGACCGGTTGATTACTTCCTGCTTCGCCCTGTCCTCTATGGTGATAAAATACTGTCTTGCTTCTTTGCCCCTTGCAGAATGGCTTTCCATTGACAGATGTTTTGCAAAGTCGGTAGTTAGTCGGTAATCCTTGCATTCGTTACCGTTCGTCACTGTGACGAACCCCCACCAATCCTTGTTTTCTTCATAGAACTCATTCTGTTCAATGTTCCTTTTCGCCCATTTTGAAAAGTTGCTTTTCTCTCCGCTTAAGAACTCATACAGTGCTTTTGCGGTAGTCATTCCGTTTTCATCAACACCAAGCGCAATCTCAATGGGTGTTTTCATGTTTGATGTTTGTAATTCGTTCATTGTTCTCCTTTCTGTGGTATACTCTCCTATAAAGGAGGTGGTAATTTGGTATACAATGGTTTTTGCGATAAGCAAAATAAAAATTACTCTGTTGAATTTTCTTCCATAAATGCAACCTCTAAAGAGGATTTAAGTAGAAAAACCATAAATGGAAGATTGAATTGTATTTATGCAGGTTTGACTGGATGTTGCGACCATCCTAACCAATGCTCAATTCTCAAAAACATCAACAAGTAATGGAATGGCTCTCTGAAATATGGGAGCCTATTCTTTCGAAAAGCTGATAGGAATTTCTCTGCTCCTAAGCTTTATGCTTTCGATTTCTCCTAACCCATCCTGCATAATCCGCAGCACTCTCATATCCGTTGCAAGATTAAGTGCATTAAGGTCAAGTGTCAGAGTAGGAATATCATCCCCAACCCCTTGTTTCAGTGTGAAGCTTCTCACACCGTTGATTTTGTGACCATCAATGAGGACTTCTGTAAAAATCCCCTCTTCACCGTCACACTGGTGAATCTCAATTTTTGATGCTTTCACTCTTATCACCTCTCTCGGCAGATTCCTCTGCCATCTTCTCTGTCTTGCCGAGAATATATCCCTTGTCGAAATCGGACATATTCGGAATGGCTCTCTTTAACTTCTCAACGATTTTTTTCTCTTTTTCACTCATTCAATTCACTTCCTTTTTGTGATATACTCTCCTTATCTTTTTAATAAGGAGGTGAAATAATTTGGATTCTAAAGAATACGCATCCGCTTACGCTATTGCTAAAATCTGTGGATATACCGGAAGTTTTGATGATTTTAAGAACCTGTACTACCAATACTATTCAGAAATCGTCAATTCTTTGCCGGAAGAAAAACCACAATTAGCAAAAGCCGAAGCAATTAGCAATCCTTTCCAAATCCAGAGCCGTTCCTAAAAGGCGAAATGGCGGTAAGTACTTTGATAGACAAATCAATATTTGTTTCTTCGATTTTCTTATCGCCATCTATAATGCTTTTGTAATCTTCGATAATGTCAAACGCAATGTGCTGTGCCATCTCGTCAATTCCAACAAAACGTGAATCAGCTTTCTGAACTATATTTGCTTTACCGTTTTTGTCTAAAACCACATATCTCTGTTTTTCCATATTCTCACCTCTTTTCTGTTGACCTTGTAAACATATTATAGTCCCTTAGAAACTTTATGTCAACACATTTTTGTTGACTTGGGGACTTTTTGGGTGTATATTATTAGTGAAAGGAGGGATGTAAATGAATGAGAGAATCAAATCTTTGCGAAAGTATTTGAATATGACACAAGATGATTTTTCAAAGCAAATCGGCTTGTCAAGAAACTATATTGCGCAAGTTGAGATAGGCACGAAGACACCATCTGAAAGAACCATATCTGATATTTGCAGAGAGTTTGATGTAAACGAAGAATGGCTCCGAAATGGAACTGGTGAAATGCTTGTTCAGAAATCAAAAGACGAACAAATCTCTGAAATGCTCGGAGAAATTCAAAAGTCCGGTGAAGATACATTTAAGCACCGTCTTGTATCCGCACTGGCCAACTTGGACGAAGATGGATGGAACTCTTTGGAAAAGTTGATTGATTCAATCGCAAAAAAGAACGAATAAGAAAAAGCCAAGGGCAATGCGCAAGTCCTTGGCTCTTTTCCTTTATCTAAGTAATTTTTTAACATAGGCATAAATGCACTCTAACCAATGTAAATTATCGCAAGCATTGATTAGCTTTGTGATTTCCTCTTTGTAATCTTCTTTCCCCATAGTACACCCCCTTAATCTTTCCGCACTTGGTAGCGATACACCTTATTATAGAACATATGTTCTTAACAATCAATATATTTGACTCACGTTTTTTATTGTTGTAAAATATCAACAAAAGAGGACGGTGAAAACGCCAATAAACACCGCCCTCGCCAGAACTTGAAGTCCCTTGAAACAAGGGATGTTACAAGTGTATCATGTGAAAGGTGGATAAAAAACATGATGAAAAAAGACCGAATCAAAGAAATTTCGACACATTTATCAGTCAACCGTGTAAATTATATGTTAAGTTTTCGTGGGAATCTCCATGAATTTCTAAATGAGCCGGACATGACGGTTTACAAGCTTGCTGATGAAGCTAATTTGCCTTATTCTACGCTTAATTCACTACTATACGGTAATTCTAACGACACAAAGCTATCGACCGCTGTTGCGCTTGCTAGAGCCTTTGGAATCAGTGTAGATGAACTGGTAGGTTGCGGCACTATGGAAGATAAGATGTTGGAATCTGTCAAGATATGCCGCAGTCTGCCGGAACACTCTCTGTACCTTATCCGTTACTTCATACGTCACCAAGCTAAAATCTATTTCAGTCTTGAAAAATCGCACAAGTATATTTCTGTCCTTAATCCACAACTTATGAATGGAATTATCGCAACCACAAATGCTGTGGAACCCATGTGCATAGACAATTTGCCGGAAGACATAAAATCCAAGGCTTATATCGGTGTGAAAATTCCGTGCGACTACTATATGCCGTTTTATTTGCCTGGGGAAATTATTATCCTTGCTGCGGATCGTGAACCGCAAGACGGTGAACGATGTATCGTAACAAGCAATGGTGGGATTTATATTGTCGTGAAAACACATATAATTGAAGACGGTGTAAGAAAATGGAGATATGTTCCGCTTATGTCTCCGAACAGCATACTCCCGGAAAATCTTATTGATGACATGATAGGATATGTGGTTGGTTTCGTCAACAATGAATGTGACTGGGGAATCAGATAAAGAGATTAAGAGCATGGCTTTTACACCATGCTCTTTTTGATTGATTTATTTTTGCTTCTAATCTCTGCCCAACAGATATCACTACTTCTGTAAATAGGAAGTTAAGTCAGGCTCCCGTACTGATAGCAACATCTACTTCAGGATCCTATACTATCCAAGCATCAGAAATTGATACATATAAAAAAATTCAGGTGATCGCTATTAACACCTCGCTTAATGCGAACACTGAAATCACTATGGATGTATCCGTATTAAAAGAACTCGGGACTGGAAAAACATATACACATATGGTTTTCAGTTCCGGCAGTGGTGTTGGTTTTCTTACTCAAGTAAGTATCCGCTATACCACAAACGGCGACATCGAATGTTTAGGGATGTGTAAAGGATGGGTTTTACAACATATTAAGGTATATGGGTATAAGTAATTAGTTAATTGCATCGAGCAGTTTACTTCACACCATATATTTCAGCGGGTATACACACACTGTTTTCTTTTGTTGATGTTCCGTAAGCTTGAACCATATTACCTTGCCCGATACGAATACCCTTATCAGAACGTGTAACACCTCTCCAACGTAGGTAAGAACCTATATACATCAATTCCGTGGCTCTATCAATGGGGATAAATCCGGTGTTAATACCCTCTGTTTTACCACCACCATACGTAGATCCACTAAAAATTATGAAATAGAAACTATACTTGTTCAATGTAGGCAATTCAATCTCTTGTGCTTCAAAATCGACACCGGTATTTGGATTCTCCCAAAGCAACTCTATTTCTAATTTTCCACTTAACTTCCTATTTACATCATTTATGGCTGCATTAGTATCATTGATGTCTTTTGCACCGAATGAGGTTCCTACTTGCGCATATTCTGTAACATCAACGAAAGAAACAGTTCCATCGTCATTTTGTATTTGCTGATATTTTCTTAACTGATTTTTAGTTGTTTCTAATACATCATCAACATAGTTTGTTTTTAAATCTGCCATAATTACACCTTAAATCCTTTCTGACCGCCAAGCGTAAAGGCAAGTCGGTTCTGTGCTTTTCTTTGTGCTACTAGCGTATTGTATATTTTTAACTGAAACGATTCTATCCTGTTCCAGTCTTCATATGTTGGAACCGATTTATTCTCTTTCCATGTTTTAAATTGTTCAGGAAATGAGAAAGTGGAACTGTTAATTTCTGCCAGCGTAGTTTCAAATAAAGTGACTTCATCGGCATAAATCAGATCTGCTTCAACCTTATCCTCTCCAAGATTAAAAGATGATATTTTATACATAGATTCTGCAGTGCTTTTTAGTTCCAAAAGATTATTTTTAATACGGTTGTAATCTGTATATAAAAAATAATCTCCTATATATGTTTCACTATTCCATTCAGAAGACCAATTTGTTTTAGGATCTGCCCACATTATGCTTCCTCCACATCTCCAAACAATTCTATATATTTCTCTGTATCATTCAGCCCCAAATACTCTTTTATATCTTCTTTTGTTTTGGGAACTATTTCTCCGTTTGGATAAAACAAGAAAAAATTACCTTTTTCTGTTCTGAATATTTTTCTGTTTGTCATTTCATCAACATATATTATTTCAGAAGTTTGCGTGTTATACAGAAGACCGTTAATTATTTTTTTCATTACAACCTCCTTATGTTCTCATTGCTCTTCGTAATTGTAAGGATCCATTAAAAGCACCATTAAAGTTTAATTTGTGTGTTTCCACTTCTACTTGTAAGCTGTTTACAATATCACTTTCCATGAAAATAATATCAGCAGCTTCCAGCACCGGATCCCCTCTGTATTGAACATCATAAGAAATATTATTCGCATAATAATTCCCAAGCCATTCAGCAACAATCCTTGCATGATCTTCCGTTGAAATAAGTTGATTTTCACAATACCTTATTTCGCCAGAGTTGTTAATTGATTTCTTTAGATATACGTTATCTTCAACTACTTGCGGTGTATTATCCTCTCCGTTTTGAAATGTATATATTTTGACAAAAACTTCTTTTGTTTTTCTTTCTGCGTATCCATAAGGATTTTCTGTCATGGAGTCTTTTTTCAACTCATAATCAGATAAATCTCCAAAACTGATTTTATCAATCAAAACTCTGTTTTTAGGATATGCTTTTGTTATCTCGAAACGAATACTGTCGAAGTTTTCAAATTCATCATTTAACAATGATTTTTCTTTCAAATCATCATATTTGAAAGTCTTAAGAAGTGTATCTCCATTATATGTCGATACTTTCATCTCTTTTGGAGGATTACCCTGGAATGAAATATACAATCCATAATACGTGTATGCTGCAGGAAGTTTTAATGTAAGCACTGGATTCTCCGAAAACAATCCATTTTCAGCAGAAACATTGCTCGTAACATATCCTGTCTGTTCGATGGCTGTACCTGTATTCCTTGGAAGAAAAAATTGTGAACCATCTACACGCATAAAACTTCTTGTCAGTTCTGCATATACATTGTTGTTTCCGTATAATACATTAGTGGCATTTCCCCACCACGCAGTTCCGTTTGATGTAACCTGCATATCTGCCGGATCTATAACATTTGCAAAGTTGGCTTTAATATTTACTCTTCCGTCAGAATCTACAAATAAAATGCATCTTGAAGCGTTGCACAATAATTGCAAGCATTCTTTGTGAGGTGCTTCCGGCATTGGATTGTGTAGGCTCACATCTCTTAAACAATCGTCAACAAAATACTCGTCAGGCTCGAATCCGGCATCTTTTAGAATGCTAATAGCTTCTGCATATGCTGTTCTATCGTATATTTTGTTTCCTATTGTATAGTTGTCTTCCAAAGTTGAAAGAACATCGTTCGCAGTGAAAGACATTTGATTTTTTTTAGAGTTCCAGTCAGTCAAAAGCATCGTGGCTTTTTTATGCCATTCTACTGTTTCGTCTGACAGGACCATTCCGTATGATAACTCCATTTTTTGTCCAGTTTCAAGGAAGTTGATAAAGGAATTATCATCGTCTACATTGTATACATTGTTTTTATCCAGTATTGTTACAGATAATTTTCTGTATGGAATCTCCGCTGAAATTCCATTAACAAATTCTTCAAAAGATGCTGTTGACACATCATTATTTCTATATGTCAATCCAACACCCATTACGATTTTTTCTACTCTAAGACGTTTATTTCCTCCGACCATAGATATAGGAATTATTTGTATATTTGTGGTGTTTCCGATTACATCCGTTGTTGAAAAATCGTGTTTATCATTTGTATAATTCAATTCTTTTTCATCTGTAACAATTTTGAAGCTAGTCGGGTAATATTTTCCGAAATCTATCGTAAGTCCTTTGATGGAATACTCTTGTGGAAATGCTACTTTTACAGTTTCCATTATGTTTTGTGTAGTTAATGGAGCATTACGTAGCTGGTACAATCCGCTTGTCTCTCTCGGAAGAAAATACATTTGACCGTCTACACGCATATAATTTTGTTCCAAAGTAGCATATTCCGTATATTCTGCATCATTTCTAAACGGCAAAACCTTATTTCCCCAGTATGCGTAATCACCTTCAAAATGAGCCGTATTTTGTGCATCACCATTTACTACAACGAGAGTAATTGATATGTATGCCCTGTCTCTTATCTTTTTCTGCATTGCAGACTTATAAGCGTTAGAAGCTTTTATCATTCTTCCCACCCACAATCAATTAAATTGAATTTACACGTTTCATAGTTCCTATAAAAAATATCATCCAAAAACAACGGCTTACCGGTAGTGTCTCCTGGATACATTGTGTGTGTATGTCTTACATTGTCGTCCCCAGTAAACGTAACCAGCACAAAAAATGGTTCTAACGCATCTTGCATTTCTTTCCATGTTTCCGCATCCAACCCATTCCATTGAAGATTATTTATCTTCCACAATTTTCTGCCGACTTTTTGACCGACAACTGCAGCATTTACATTTCTTCCCGAATCAACCGTCTGCGACCGAACTATTTCCATTCCTGGAGCCGGGCACGGAAAGCGTACTCCGTTTACTATGATGAAATCACTTGCTCTTGCTATCATTGTGTTTTCCTCCATAGAAAAAAAGAGTGGGAATAAATCCCACCCTTAAGTAATAATCTGTAATCCCATAGCTTTCTGACCCCTTAAGCTTGCCCTTGCTATGTCTCTATCACCGATATTGACAGATGTTTCTTTTACAAGTAACTGCTTAAGCAGGTCAATTTCCTGTTGCATCATTCGCATTTGCGCTTCTGCTGTGGTGTTAATTGCATCTTTGATTCCAGTGATTTCAACTCCACCGGCAACCGCTGTTTTGCCGCCTACTGTTCCGGCAATCTCCGGTACACCGTTTTCTCCTGCCATGAACATCGTATATCGGCTTGGAACGTAACCACCAGTTTCAAAAGTAGGAATTTTACCAAGGCTAATGCTTCCTCCTGGTGCAAGTTGTATTCCTGCTATCGTTATAGGATCCCATGAGAAATTAAGTTTATCATTTATCCAGTTTGCAAAACTATTCCAAATTTGTTTAACAGCCGCTATGGCATTATTCCATGCATTAGATAATCCGTCTTTAATGCCACTCCATGTCCATTTCTCGGTAGTAAAGTATGATTTTACATTGTTCCACCAGTTTGCAAAACCAATATTTTTCCACCATGCGGTAAATTCATTCCACTTCGTAGAAAGTGTGGTCTTAATATTTATTCCTAATTGATTCCATTTTTCAGCAGAAAACCAAGGCATGACAGATTCATTAAACCAGTTTTCTACAATAGGTTTTAAATTTTCAAACACTGATACTAGACCAAATGTATCATTTATGTCCAGTTTAAATTGTGATAGAAAATCAAAGAACTGTCTTATCGGCATTGTTCTTGTTAAAAAATCTGCCGCATCAGAGTTCATCTGTTTCCAAGCGTCAATTAGTATTGAAAAATCGGTGTTTTTTATTGTATCAAAGAAGCCACCTTCTCCAAACCATGAAAAATTATCATAAAAATATTTATCATCCTTGAATATCCAACTGCCAATTTCTTTTCCGAAGTTGTATCCAACAAATGCAGTTGCAATTCCCCCGATAATTACTGTACCTACAGTCATTCCAATCTCTGTAAGCGTTCCTGCTCCCATTATTGTAGCAATATCAGTAGTAAGAATTCCTCCAAGACCGCCTAAAGACTTCCATGCCGTAGTAATTTCTGCGACAAGGCTTGTTCCAATTATAGCTTTTGAAATCTTAGTTGCTACAATTTTTCCTAACTTTGTAAATTTCATCAGTCCAACTGCTGTTATAATGGCTGTTTCAATCGGTGCAGCATCAAAACTTCCTTTCCACAGATCGATTGCCGCATCTATGGCAGTTTCTATGAAATTTCCGGTAGAAGTAAACACAGCAGTCCAGTCAATACCTGCAAGAAATTGTCCTATATTCTGTCCAATCCGATACCAGTCCACAGATGCAATTGCATCGGACATCCAGTTAAATATTCCAGTTACAATCCATGATAAATCTTGTCCGGCTTCAAAGAAATCACCTTTGAATAAATCCTTGAACAACTTTTTCACAGGTTCGAGAATTTTTTCTATCTTATCAGCCCATTCCATAGCTGTGTTCTGCATCTTGTCAAATGCTTCCTGCCATACTTTTTCGTATTCAGCAGTAGCATCCATGATTTCCTTTGTAAGGTCAATTCCTGTTCCACCAGAAGAAGAACTTCCACTTGAACCGCTGTTAGGGTCAATGATATTTAATTCATCAATACCAAGTGTGTAACTTTTAGCCTTTTTTGCGCTTTTCCCTACTTTATCAAGAGCATCTGCCGTATCTTCTAAATTTTCATTGTACCCGGATACACCTTGACCGAATGACGAAAAGTCAATCTTGATTCCCAGTAAATTTGCTACACTGACAAGCAGTCTCTTAATCGCAATTACGACACCGTTAATGACAGGAAGTACTTTCTGCAATACCGGAATAAACAACTGACCCAGTACCATGCCGGCTTCTTTTACGTTGTTAGTAAACTGGCGGATCATGTTACTTGGAGAATTGATTGTATTTGCCAAATCTCCCCATGATACTTTGGACTGGTCTAAGATTGCCAGTAGACGCAACTGCTGTTTCTCTGCCTGTGACATTTCAGATACAGCCTTTTCAATGCCGTATCTGTAAGCATAGGTCTGCAGTGTGGCATTCGTGATATCAATACCATACTTATACAGTGCTCTTGACTGACCGATCAAACCGGACTGTAAGTTTGTTGCAACTGTACTGTAATCCACGTTAAACAGAGAGGAAATATCCCCGGCAAGCATTGTCATGGACTTTGAAATTGCTGTGGTGACTTCTCCGGTCTGCCCTAAAGAGTTGGTAATAGATGCAAGTTGTGAAGCGTACTGCGTGATCACCTGTAAATTCAGTCCCAGGTTCTTCATTCCGCTTTCAGAAATCAGCCCACCGTCTACATCTACTTTCAGACCGGACATTTTACCAAGCAGTTCATTTACACGGCTTCCGAAACTCTGCGCATAATCCTCTGCGTTGTCGTAACCGAATTTTTCAAAATCCTTGCCCCATTCCTTGCCGACTTTATTGAATGCTACCGTGTAGTAGTTGAATGCTTCGATATAGTCCGTGGTTCCCTCTATGGACTTCCACAGGCTTTTAATTCCACGGATCACAAGGAAATAGGTTGCGTAGAATTTTCCGAAAGCCGCTGCAAGGCTGAACGTGCTCTTCGTGGCTCTTTTTGCACTTGACGTATAAGTATTCAGATTCTGTCCTAAAGAGTTTGCGGCTCTCCCATATGCCGCACCGGTAGATGCCAGTCCCGCCAATGCATTTGTCATGCGGATAATGTTCTCACTGACATTCGGAGCGGTTGAAAGAGTTGTAAATAACTGCTTCAAATTCTTTGCCAGTAAAGGAATGTTCGTGATTGCTCTGCCGGATGCCACACCACCAAGTCTTGAAATCGAAGATGCTATGCTCGCAATATCACCTACTCCATCTACTTTAGTTCCTGCCATGTCGGCAGAAAAAGTCTTCAGTGCAGATGAAATTCTGCTTAATCCGCTTGTATCTATTTTCCCCATTCTGTTAATGGAATTTGTCAATGTGGAAATATTCTTAATACCGCTTGTGTTCATTGAATTTGCGGCATTTGCGATACTCTGTATGCTATTAGAAATGCTTGTTAGTTTGGACGTATCAATAGACAAGCTTTTCTGAAAATTCGTAAGACTTGATGCAAGTTTATCCAGTGCATTTTTGGCTTTGTTCGCATCCGCACTGATTTTTATTTGAAGATTATCAATATCTGCCATACCGCACCGCCTTTACCGCAATAAAAAAGGAAGTGTCTGCCACTTCCAAGAAAAAGAGCGGTAAGCTGTGACACCTACCGCTCCTAAAATTACTTTTTGAGATATGCCCTTGTAACCGCACCGATTTTTCCGTCCACTTTGATACCGACACTCTTTTGGAATGCTTTTACTGCATCAGAAGTTGTTTTTCCGAAACATCCGTCAATGTTCGTCTTACCTTTCGCATTTACAGACGGCATAAAGCCTTTCCTTACAAGTTCGTACTGCGCCCATTTGACATCATTTCCTTTCATCATTGACAGACGCTTGTAATAAAGAAGTCTTTCCGGCTCTGTATAAGGGTTGCTATGGCTTGTAGAATCCTCATATACGGCATCTAACTCCTTGTACCATACATTCATGTCCACATTTCCTACAATGCCGCCTACACGCCCTTTAGAAGTATACTGCCAGCCTACCATGTTCGGTACTTGCGGTTGATACTTCACATCACACTTGCCGTTATTCTTGCCGTACCGTGCAATCCACATGGGATAACTCACACCGCCATAAGGCTTAATGTATGTCTTGTAAAAACTTTCCCCAGTGTATACACCGAACTGTAATCCTGCATCAGTGATGACCTTGCCGTAAGCATTGATAATTGAAATAATATTTTTGCCAAGACCTTTCATAACGGCATCTTCAACATCAAGATATACTGTCACTTTTCTGCCATTAAGAATAGTAAGCACTCTTCTTGCATCAGATCGTGATTTTGCAACCGTTGTAATATATCCGTATTCATATACTCCGTGCACATGGACATTGTGCTCTTTACAACCTTTCCAGTTCTCTTCAAACTTCTTGTCCGGGTTCAAATCCTTACGGATGACTTTCAGAATAGCAAAATCAATACCGTTCTGTTTTACCGCCCACCAATTAATCGTCCCCTGGTATGAGGACACATCAATTCCTGTTAAACTCATGTTTGTTTCTCCTTTTTTGGATGTAATAATTCAAAATTAGCCTGCATTGCCATAAGTCCTGCAAGGAATGCTTTCCTTTGCTTTTGAAGTTCTTTTTCATCATTAGCAATGTCCGCACGTTCCATAATAGGCTTGTCAATATACTTCGATTGTGCTTTTCGACCGTTTAGGCAATGGTCTATTGCAAAGATTAATGCAGATATTCCATAATCTCCCCACCGTTGCCATGAATTCCTATCTTCTTCCTCTTTTTTAAGTTTATATCCTTTGTAGCACCACTCTAATTTCTTAGGATTCAGATGTTTGAACTCTTCTATCGAAATTCCCATGGAAAAAGCAAATGGAAAATATTCTTCCCATATTATTTTGTGCCAGTCGATTTCTTCTTGTGATCCTGTGGCATCTTCGTTACCTTGCTGTCCTCTTTCTCCATATCTTCCTTGGTCTGCGTCATCATTTCCGTCAGACCCGACAGTTCGAAAAAACCGTCTTCTTTCATACAGTCTGTCAGTTCTCCATACAGCTTCACAAAAGAAAGACCGTTTGCTTTCATGTATTCTTTCATTAAAGCATTGGATTCATCCGGTGTAATACCTTCATGGTTTTCGATAAGACCAGCATAAAAAGCCGTTTTGCATACATGAGGAAATTCTGCAAGCATATATCCGCTACCATCTACAATTTCTTCTGGTGTGGGATTCTGTACATTTTTTGCTTTTTTAGCTACATAGCCACCGGAAAGCATAAGAAACATCTTTTGAATCAAATCCTTGCACTCCACAGCACCGAATCCAAACTCTAAAGTATATTCAACATCATTAACTAAAATCTTCTTCATAAAAACATATCCTTTCCCCAACATTTTGTTGGAAAGGAGCCGCCCGAAGACGGCTCTCTTTTGCTTAAATCAATGTTTCGTCTACCGTTTCGTCAAAGTCAGCCACGGAAGTGTTATTTGTTTCTGACTGACTTGCTATTCCCCCGTTGTAAGTGCAACAGTAGAATCCAAACCTTTGTATTCCTCAATGGTAAGGTTCATTTCAATCGTCAGAAGTTCATTCTGTCCGATCTCTGGCTGTGGAATCTGCTCAGGTGGCTGTGCCACAACGAAGAAAGATTTCTCTTCTCCGGGAATGACAGTTTCAAACCACATTCTGTTTCCACCAGTAAGAGCTTTGTAGGCTGTGATAAGTGCAGTCCATTCAGCCACGGTCTCTGATGTAAAGTTGACTGTGACTGCAAAAGAACCGCCAGTGTCTGCACGACCTTTTACATATCTGGTGATTGCATCTTCTAACGCAGAAGCATCAATCTGTTCCGGTTCAATGCTGATGCCGCCAATGGCATTGATTCTTGTAAGTTGTTTAAAACTTGTAGGTTTTGTTCCGGCGGTTGTCTCTGTACCATATCCGAAAGTAATGCCTAAAGTAGAAATTCCGGCTGCTGCCATAATTTATACCTCCTTAAATTTGCATAAAAAAATAGAGCCGAATGGCTCTAATAGTTACAATGTATCGTCAGCACCTACGCTTCTTCTGAACCGTGCGGTGCTTCTGTATGTGTCCTGCGAAGTATTATTGAACTCCGGCATGGAAGTTATTTGAAATCGCAGACGTTTGAAAAGTCCAGCAACCGTAGCCATGATAGCTTCGGCTTCTTCCTGGCTTTTGTTGGTTATCACATCCACCTGGTATGATGCTGTGATTCCATTAACAGAACGTGCTTCAAGGTCTTGTCCTGTCTCTGTGAACGGCATAGCATGAAAGTACACCGTAGGGAATGTAGGATCTGACAAATCCTTACTTTTGTCCGTCACATAAGCTTTAGGATGGCTCTGCCGTATCTTCATTTTTAAGTACGATGCAATCTTGACTTTGAAATCTGATACCCACTGATATTCATTATTTTCCATTTGATGACCTCCTTAATTCTCGAAGATCTCCTTGAAACAGAATCACATTAGGATCATTATACCCTCTGTAAATTCTAGCCATAATGGATTTTGGGTTTATCCCTAGCAGTTCTCCCCACTCTGTTGCGCATCTTGTTTCTCCATTTTTTGTAATCAAAACATTACTTGTCTTGTTTCTTGCTTGTTCTTTCATGGTTATAAAGGTACAGTTTTCAGGGCAATAATTTTTATGGACATCTATTCTTTCAATAGATAGTTTTGGATTCCATCCATTTTCCAAACACCAGTCAGCAAAAGAATGAAAATCATTCTTCCATTTTTCGCATATGCAAATACCTTTTTCTCCGTATGAATAATATCTTTCAGATTTGGGGGCATAGCATCTTTTTCGCATATTGCTCCAAACTCCGTATAGCTTTTCATAATCTTTTGAAGGCATTCCATATGAATTTTTATTTAAGCATCCGCAGGATTTTGCTTTTTTAAGTTGATCGGTTCTTACATATTTTGTTTTCCCACAATCGCACTTTACTTTTACATATTTCCTGTTTTTTTCGTATTTTTCTTCTCCAATGATTACTACTTTTCCAAAACGCTGACCGATATAATAGTTCATAAATCTCTCCTTTTTTCTATAAAAAGAAAAAAGCAGGACTTATTGCTGTCTCACGACATGAGCCTACTTCTCATTAAAAATCTTTTCTGCTTCTGTTTTTACAACACTTAGCAATTCCATAGATGTGTTATACATAAATGGTCTGCTGTCCATACCTTCGCACCAATAAACTTTCCCGTCTTTGCCTTTGTAAAACCATCCATATTGACCGGATTTTAATTGCATGATGTGTGAACCACTGCCGTAATTCCATTGAACACCTTCCGGCAAAGGATATGGATATTCTTTCTTTCCACCCATGCTACCAAGAGTACCAAACTCAACGAAAAGCGCATGGTCTGTACCGGCAACCACCGCCCAAACACCGCCACCCTTTACAGAGCCAACGTATTCCGAATGGATGCTTTGCAAAAGTTCAGATGTAAAGATAGCATCAAGGTCAGCAATCTGGACCCTAGCGATCTCTACGCCCTTTTCTGCCAGTGTTTCAGCCAGTAGCCTACATTTATAGGTCAAGCTGTTTTCATAGTCTCTAATAGCCTTTACAGCCGCTTGTATGGACTTTGGGTCAAACAGATTGATATTGATAGTTTTAGCCATAGCACACCTCACAGAATGTCCAATTCCTTGAACGCTTCAAGCATTTTAGGAAATTGAATAGCAATCCAGTCTACCATTGTCTCTTCATGTCCAAAACGTTGGTTATGCTCAAAATTTGACTGTAATCCACTTTCAGATAGAAAAGCATGAACAATCTCATGCCTTAACTGTTTTTTCATAAGCCATTCAAAGTTTCCAACATTATTGTAATTGTCTTTTCTGACAGCGATTATTTTATTAGTATAATCGCAATAACCGTCACAATCTTCACTCGAAAACTTTTTTCTCTTAATCGTATATTCAGTTCCTAATATGTTTACAGTTTTTTGCATCCTATTTCACCGTCTTCTGCAACAAAAACAAATCTGCTGTCAGTCCTTCGTCTGCAACGCCTTTGACAACATAGTCCGCAGTCTTGTTATCCACAAGCCCGTCATCGTCACGACCCACTTCTGACTTCTTCCAGATAACATCCCCTGCCTTAATCGGCAAATAGCCTTTGTCGGTCACAATCTGACAGTACGAACTGGAATCATCAATACCAAATTCTTTTACCAGTACTTCCGACAGCTTATTGCTGATGTTGGCAGAAAAAAGGACGGGTTCTAAAAATTCCGTAATCGTTCCTTTGATTGACGGAATTTTTTCACCTGCCACTTCATTGTAAATAATGTTACCGTTTTTGTCACGGTTATAAATCGTGACTTTTTCTCCCTGCCGTGAGTACTTCATGTCCTGCTTGTTAATGTCAAGCATCTTTCTTCACCTGCTTGTAAATCTGATTTACACCAGTGCTTGCCAAACCGGAAACAATTCCGACCGCAATCGCATTCAGCACATCATTTGCCGGGAAATCCGGAATAACATACATTCCTACTACTCCGAGAATGCCACCAACAATGCCGACAACAACTGGGATGTAGTTATCCTTAATAACCGGAATCAGCTTCGCTCCAATACCGGCAAGATAGCAGATAACCACGATTGCAACACAAGTTCCTACCTGTGAAAAATCCATCATTCTTTACCTCCGTTTTTCAATCTTATTTCTTTTATTTCTTCATACATTTTAGTTGCCATTCCATTTCCACCAAGCGCATGATAAGCATTGTACATCTCAACAAAGTTTTCATACGCATAGCTTGGAATTTCTCCCAACTTCATGTACTTATCGTGATACTCAATAAGTTGCACACGCAAAAGAAGCATTGTTCCCTTGCTGTTCGCATCCCTATCTTTCTTTTGCTGCTTTAGGAGCCAGACGATGTAGCCTAATAAAATAGGCAGAACAATCGTATACGTCTGTAATAAAAAATCTTTCATTTCATATCTCCTGTTACTTATTGTTGGCACACCGCCCACCACCCTTAAAGTGTGCCGCCTGCAACTTAATTACTGGAATCAGTAACATGGTCACGCACAATCTTCTAAACCCCTCGATTTCGATGGGGTTATAAAACTTTTGCAAATGGAAAAACACCCACAAACAGTTCTTCCCGGTCTCTCCATGTTCTCGACACTCCATTCTCTGAATAGCTTGCCATGAAGTTTTCACCGGCTTGCGATCTGTCATACACGACAAGATTAACCACCACGGACTGAAATTTTTTCATATCCGCAGCAATCTTCTCTTCTGTGTAACTTTCCGGGTACATTCTCTTTGCTCTGATGTCTGCTTCTGCTTGACTGATAAGTTGTTCCAAAAGAGGATTTTCTTCCAAATGGTCAAACACGACCTCGGAGCTTTCAGAATCACTTTTAGAATCAATATGAAATTGTTTCAGACGGATTTTTACTTGCTCCAAAGTCGTATATTCTGCCATGTGTTACCTCTTATTCATCCTTTGCAGTTACCGTAGTAATACCTGCCTTTACTGCTCTGTAATTAGGATCACACTCGATAATCATAATTTCCTTGCCGGTTGTTGCTTCAATTTCAGAAGTGCCATCCCAAGTAGCATACGTCTTTACATTTCCAAGATAAGAAGGTAATTTACAATCATCTGCTACCTTGTATTTGTAAGAATTGTCGCCGCTTTTTGCAGGGGAAACGCTTACTTTCGTGTATCCATTAGTTGTTTGGCTTGCAGTGCTGTTCACTACCAATGTATCCAAACCGCTTTCTCCTTCGGTTAAAGTACCGATTACGATTCCATAAGGGTTAGGAATTACAGGAATAAACACGCCACTAGCCTTAGTCCACTCAGCAACCGGATCAGGAGTTGCCCACTGGGAAATAGTAATGAATTGCTTTTTGGACAGGCTTGTAAATGCACTTGCTTTTTCTTCTTCCGGAGTTACGCCCCAAAGTCCAGTACCAATCTTTCCGTTTCCAGTAGATACATAAAGAGTAAATACATTATCCGGTAAAAATCTCTTTGGAGTTCTCGTTGTATTTTCCTTGTTGGCAATTCCGTACATATCATCATCAATTACCATGTTCAGACCATACAGGCTAAGTAACAGATTTGCCACTTCTGCATGGGTAATTGCCATTCCAACAAAATTAACTCCCTTAATAGCTTTCATAATTCCTTCATTCTTAAGCATATAAGAGCGCATTTTTGTAGAAGTCAGTGCGGTATTGACAACATATCCTTTGTCAAGAGCCATCTGAACCATGTCTGCAATATCTCCAAGGATATCATGGGTAGGATCTTCCCAGCCTTTCAGTGTCTTGAACTTATTTACTTTGAAGTCAATAGCAAAATTGAGACCATTTTCGTTAATGGTCATCTTACCAGTAGACATAACCTCCATTTTTGCGATTTCAGTTCTTGTCTTTACAGAATCAGACAGCCGACCCATATCGTCATATACATAGTCAATCAGGTTGCTTTCTCTTACACCATGATTCAGCAACTGGCGTAATCTTTCAGACTGGTTGATTTTTTCCTTAATCAGCAGCTTTTCTACGCTTACTTTTTCGAATCCAGGTCTTACACCAATAGCAGCCTCGGTATCAAATGCGTGTACCATTGCTGCGGTAGGAAGATCCATTCCCTCGGAAAGTCTTTCGTACTCTGCTTCAAGGTTCTCGGTCTTGATATCAGGGAAAAGACGGTCACCTACATAATTTCTTGCGATAGAATAGTTTTGGGAAAAATCCAATCTATCCTTGTCTGTAATCATTGTTAATACACTAGGCATACTGTTCTTACCTCCGTAATTTAATCAAAGTAAATGCCGCTTGCTTTAAGTGCGGTTTCGGCATTGGTATCTACTGCAACAGGCAAATTTGCCTTAATAACACGGCCTGCAATAATTACAGAAATAGGCTTCTTTTCGTCATCTGTAATATCAACATCCTCAAACGCAATTCCCTTCGCAGAAGCGTTATTTGTTGGAACCACAGTTCCTGCCTTGATGATCTTCTTATCATCTACCTGTGTTGCCATTGCTTGTGTTCCCTCAAAAGTTTTTAACACAAGTCCGACTTCACTTGCTAAAATGTTTACACCAGAAGTGTAAGTAGTGGTTTTCATGTAAGCCATAACGTTTATACCTCCTTGCTTACTGTTCGATTACATAGCGCTGATTATATTTCTTTGCCATTTCAGCACCTTTACTTTCAGTTCCATCACCACCGCCAGCACTTCCACCGCCCGGATTTGTGGTTCCGTTTGCGATTTCCTGCTCTTTAGCCTGTGCCGCAGCAGTCTCTTTATCAGAGATAATTTTTCCGAGTACTTCGTAGTCAAAACTGCCGTCATCCTTGATAACCTGTGATGCCTGTTCAGCAGAAATGTTAAACTTGGATGCCGCATTGCTTCTCTGATCCGCAATAGCCTGCGTCTTTTCAAGTTCTGCGATTTTTGCATTTGCAGAATCAAGGTCTTTTTGCAGTCTTTCCGAATCGGATAAACCCTTATCTTTCATGGCTGTGTATTCCTTTTCCAACTCACGCAGTCTTGTCAACTCTTCACTGTTTTTGTTTGCCTTTGCGTTTGCTGCCTGAACATCCTTGCTATTCTCAGCAATGATTTTTTCAATCTGTTCATCAGCCAAACCCATAGCTGTCAGTTCTTCTCTCTTCATAAATTACCTCCGTTATGTCCTACGAATTTTTATACGGTGCAACGACACCGGTTGACATTGCCGGTTTATACGCTCACGGCATTGCGAATTTTTATAAAATAAAAACAGCTACCTATTTCTAGGCAACTGTCTTATTTTGCATTTGTTTTACAATTTCCTGTGCTTTTGCCATCTGCTCTTCCATGTTGATAATGTCAGCGGTTTTCCACAGAGCATCAAGGTAAGGTTTGGAAAGGTTGAAAGTCTTTTCACAATCTCCCCAAAGTCCAACCGTTTTGATTGCAATAAGAGGATGAATACCACACTGCAGTAGTTGCAATAGTGTCTGTGACTTTGTATACATATTATCTTGTGGACTGTGATTGATCTGCACATCAAAATCTCTAAGAGTGATTTTCAGATCCTCTTTCTTAATGCGGATAACATTCAGCGCAACCTTGGCCAGTCTCTTCTCTGCTGTCTTAACAACCGGATCCTTAAGCCTTGCTCTTGATTTTGAAAAATCCCATCCGTTTCTCAGCTCAACCGCGCCCTGCGTATCACCGCCAGTGTTCCCTTGCTTGTTCGGTATTCCCAAAATTGAAAGTGCGCTGTCTGTTAAATCATCCTTGGAAACCTGTGTCTGCGTTTGGTCAAGTTCCTGAGACATGATATCCACATCAGACTTATTGTCTTTATTTATTGACTTTACAACCAACGCATGGTTCATCTTCATTTTTTTGAACTCTTCTTCGTCAATCTCGCAGTTTACAAATTTGTACCATGCCTGGATAAACTGCTCTATACCATCCATTCTGTTCGACTGCGTATTATTGATTGCATCCAGAAGATCTATAACAAGTTCAATATCAGACAACCGCTCATGGTTGTTCGGAAATTCTACAATCGGTATTCCACCAAATCCGTGAAGTTTCCATGTATCAGGAACAACCGCGCTGTTTTTTATCTTACATTCATAAGATTCCGTGTAGCAGAGTTTGTACCACTCGCCATTTTCATCTTTTAATTCCTGTACCGCCAAAATCGGTTCTTCGGAACTGCGGTTGTAAATAACAAACGTGTTCAGAGGATTAGGTGCAACCACACGGATAGGCACATCTCCATTCACAATCTGAATAGCTTTGAATGATGTTCCGGTTGCCGACTGCCACTCACCAGCTTTTATGTCTTTCTCATGCTTATTTGCATCTGCTAAGTAATCGTTCAGTTCGTCTACTGCCTTATTTACAGCTTCATCATCTTTTCTGCTGACAAACTGAATAGGCTCTCCGTAAGTCTGACCGACCTTGAACTGTACCCACTCATAAGCATGATTCTCAACGATTTTGTTCGTTATATCCTCATTTGACAGCTTTGTTCTGTATAGTACCGGTTGATCTCCTTTGTAGTACTCCCACAAGTACTTGATAACTGACTTATTGTAATTAAAAACACCGATGCAATCGCCAATAACCTTTACAATGTTGTCTTCGGTTATCTGCTCCACATCCGTATATGCAATTTTTCTACCGTGACAACCCTTTACAAGGTCTTGAAATTTCATAGTGTTCATATTTTTACCTACATAAATGTCATTCCGCTGCTCTGATCTCTTTTTGGAAGTTTCTTGATCTCACGTTCTCCGGTCTCCGTATGGTAAACAACCATCTTATCGCAATTTCGGCACTTATATGTCTTGTCGATATGCGATTTTGCACTACATTCACCGACCAACCGTCCGCATCCCGGACAGTACACTCTAATTTTTTGGTTAAAAATCATAAATACCTCTTTTCTGCGCACAAAAATACCGCCCTTGCTGATAAGAGCGGTACTTCTGTAGTCTTCACATGATCTGAGGAGGAAATGAAAAATATCTTGGAATCTTTCTGCATCTTAATAGTATCACGGAAAAATCGGACATATCGGACAAGTTTATATGGAACTATACGATTTCGTATGTTTTTTCAAAAATATCAGGCTTGCAAGGGTAAAATTCTCCATTTACTCCTTTTATTATAAAATCATTTATAGATACGTTCATATATCCCTCTAAAGTTTTTATTTTCATGATTACATGAGGTGAAGATTTTCCTGCTCTCCAAGCATCATCTATAATTTCATATATAAGCGATTTCCCAACAAATGCTTTTATTTCATCTAAGTTAATGCCATTCCATCTAATAGCTTCAACAATAATAGGTATCTTTCTATATTTTGCCATTTTTATACCTCCGTATTATTTTAATTTGCCATATAGCGGTCAAATGCTTTTCTTACGCTATCCTCTGTGTTTCCACCACCGATTCTATCAGCAACCTTGTTCCATGATAATTTTTCAACAAAACGTAAATTGATGATCCGTCTTATACGGCTGTCCTGAACGCTTGCAATAAATTCTTCGACTTCATTATTTTTTTGCAGTAAATCGTCCTCTAAAAGCTGTAAAGTGGCTTTTCTTGAATAAAGTAACGTTCGTTTTCTGCTGTACTCTGGATAAGGAAATCCTTCAATACGAAAATGTTCAGTGCCACCGCATCCACCTGATACGCTGTCAACAACATTCCCATCCGATTCAATTTTTCTAATATCCGATTCAAGTTTTTTAATCTTTTGCTGTACTTCTTTGATTTCTTCCTGTAAATCTATGTATTGAGACAAAACATCTTTAGTCACCATAATCAATACCTCCGTCCGAAAGAGAATGGGTTTTGAATTGCTTCTACTTTTGCTACCCTGTTTACGTTTGTAATTCGCAATGCAAAGTTTGAAAATACATCAGGGACATCATCTAACTGTTTTTTCCCTGAAGCAGAATACCTTTTCAGTAACGACATCATTACACCGTATGGTTCGTTAGGCTTATACAATGATGGATCCTTGAATATTACGTGTTGTAAAATCCAGTTAGAGCACTGAAAAATTCTTGCTTCTTTGTTTGTCTCAGTCGGTGTGTCTGTGATGTTGCATATCCATCCTTTACTCTCTACACGCTTATTTACTTCCATTGCCACACGGTCACCGCCGGCATTACGCTCAAATTCGCACTCTTGCACTTTATTATTAACAAGTACATTTGCAGCATTTTCATACTGCATCTCATAATCCGCAGTATTGTCGCAAACAGCATCCACGCAGTAATAATCTTCTCCGTACTTTTGCAATACCGGAAGAACAAAAAAGTCGGTTCCTTTTCCCTTGGTATCGCATTGCCCGGTAATAATTTCTGGTTCCCCATGTGGCAGATTAAGATAACGTCTGATTTTTTCTTCCGGGAATAACAATCCCTCACGTTCAATAGGCTCCTGCTTGTAAAGACATCTATAAGAGATTTCATCCATGAGTAATTGTTGATCTTCAAAAAAAGCAACCGTAAATCCGGAAAATTCGTAGTCAAAATTGCTTAATCCTGTTTTTGGGTCAATATCCGGAACTGCAATTACTTTTACTCTCGGATTCCCTTCATACATATTTTGTATCCGACCGATTACATCATTTACACTCCACCTGGTAGCAATATGGATCTCTTTGCAATTCTTTCCGTCAGTATCTTGTGTCTTTCTTTGCCTTGCATCTACCGCATACTTGTCCCACAATTTATCCAAAATTATAGGATTCATAGCTTCTTCGATGCCACCGATCATGTCATCTACGAACAAAAACTTTGATGCACGTACTTTACCAGCATTTTTACTTCCTACGGATGTACACTGAACGGATGGAAATGGTTTATATTTGCCGATGTTAAACTGCTCCATTTTTGCGTTAGTACTGGTAACGGAAAGATTTGGGAAAATTTCATTCCAAGTGTACTCGTCAGAATTTGTGCAAATATCGTACACACCGTCATAGTACATACGTGTAATGTCTCCACTGTGGGAGTAAAAAAGGTTGAAATCTCTCGGAAACCATCCGGCAACCAACGCATTCAGTATTTTCTCGACCGTGGTTTTTCCAGCACCAGGGATAAGAGACACGCAGAGGATGTCGTATATATCATCAATCATGCCTTGAATGGCATCCATTAGACCGATTTTAAGAAATTGCTTTCTACGTGGCATATAGAACCGCTCTCTAGGTTCTCTTTTCTTTTCCAAGTATCGGTAGGCACTGTCCACAACCTTATTTTGTGCTTCAAGTAGAAGAACATCGTACAATTTATCTGTCAGAGAATAGTGCGTCTTGTTTGCAAAGGAATATTTTTCCAAATCCCATATGGTTCCTCCGGTTCTTTCCATGCAGAAACGCTCTACAATGCCTTTAGAACGGTTTGTTATCTGTAAGCCATAAGTTATATCCTTTTCACCGTTTATAGCCACTCTGCAGGCTTCTATGTACGCATCAATGACCTGTTCATCAATTCCCTTGCGCTGTATGTAATTGTCATAGCTGTTTACTGCCGATATAAGGCTCTGACTTGCCAATATAAAAGAGCCTCCTTTCCTTACATTTTGGAAATTTGGCTCTCTGCGTAGGCACTCTACGACTGGTGCTCTAAATATTCAATTTACTTCCAATCAAAATACGACCGTTTCCCACATACAGGGCACTTGATATTGTAACTGCCAAGACCATCATGCATTACACCCATTATGTCAGTTGCATCGCATTCTCTTTTCTCGAACTCAAATATCGAACCGCATTTATCGCAGGTTAATCTTTTGGTCGGTGCTACTAATTTGTGTCGTTTTATAATTTTCATCCAAGATTCACCACAATTCTATTGATTTCCCCACATTTTGGGCATTTGATTTCAGCCTGTCCGTTGAATTTGCCTAAAAGTCGGTTGCATTTGCTACAACGATGTTCGGACAGTTTTACATAAAAACATTTTTTCAAAGTTTCCTCGTCTTCCTTTGTATCTGCCACAACAATCGGGTCTTCTCCGAGTGTTGTACATTCAATTTTTATATTTTCAATATTCCCGATGTTTTTATGTGTGACCTGTCGAAACACATCACGTTCTATATTTTCAATTACTGCTGTCATGCTCATTTTTCCACCAACTTTCATATCAAACCAAGAATATACAATATCCCAAGTTCCGATTCTTGCTCTGCGCATTCTCTGACATGAACCAAAATTTCCTTTAGTTGTTCATTATCTTTTTCTTTCATTCTATTTTTGTCAATTATTTCATCGATGCAGTAATATAAACAATTCCCATATCCAACACCTAAACGACTTCCATAAAATGATTTTCCAACAATATCATAATTTTCAGTTTTTAAAATATCGTGCTGATAATCTAAATCGCACCACTTTTTATTATCTTCCAGTTTCTTTTGAAGATATTTTAAGAAATCTACTACTCTTTCTTCTCTATCACTGATGTATAATATCGTGTCTTTCATTTTATTTCACAATCCTTCTGCTTTCTTCCATCACTTTACAGTTCCTTGCAAAATCTCTTTCAATAAAACTTTGCGGTATCCTTCCAAAATTTTCCAAAGCGTACTTATCTACCGCTTCTTTTGAAACATCTATACCCAAATTTATCAATGCTTCTTTAGGTGGCGATTGATACCCGGATAAAGGATTATCAATGTTATTCATTCTTCATCCACTCCTCAAACTCTTTCCGGCATTTAGGGCATAAGTCAATTTCTTTTTCTTCTGTGTAAAAAATAATTCCAAAATTGTCAAGAAAACTATCAAGATGGTAACCTTTTTGTATTTTTGACTTAATTTTTGCTTTTCCTTTTCTGATAAGTGTATTCTTTATTTCTATTCCGCACCTATCGCAAGTGTTCCATTCTTTGATATGTTTCATTAGTTACACCTCTTTGTATGGATTGAAGAAGTCCTCATCTTTTCCAATTCCAAGATGCTTTTTCAATGCAAAATTTGTTATCCTTTCCCGATTAAACGAATTACTGACAATATAATTTGCAAGTTCTCCATCTTTCCATCCGTCCGTACTTGTCATATAATCATAAATCTGCTTATATTCTCCGGTCAGCTTATCAAATTCAAACCATCCTAAGTCAAGCGTCACTCCATAATTATAAAATCCCTTGTCAGACCATTTGCTGACATAATACATTAACTGCTTATACGAAAATCCAAGCCTTTCAAAAATATTACCAATAGTTCTTATGCTAAATTCCCGATCGCTCGAATGTAATTTTCTTTTCTGTTCATTCACGCAAGCTCTGAAAAATATTTGTTCTAATGAATTCATTCCTCCACCAACTTTCTAAGAACCATTCATAAACATATTTCCAAAATGCAAATCATTTATCGATTTTTCTAATTCGTCTTTATACCTAAATGGACTTAAAGGGCTTTTTATTTCTTCCATCAATATAGGCGAAATATTGTCTATTAAAATGCTTTGTGTAGCACTTGCAAGATTTTGTGGTGGCAAATACGCTAAAGCGCATAACTCCATTCTTTTATGGTCGCATTTTTCAGATTTATGGCAACTTTTACATTTTTCTGCTAATTTACTTAAATGTTCTGCCATTACTACACCAACTTTCTGCCACACATCGGACAAAATACAATATCAAAGTAGCCTGCTGCCTTACATCCTTTATAAATCACGATACCTGGCACTTTATCGCAGTTATTCTTCATAATCTGTGCACATGTCAAATTTGTTTCATTCGCACATTTATTAATTTTTATGTCTGCTCCGCAGATTGTATTTTTATCATGCCACTTTTCACAAAATTTACACATGCTTATTTTTCAACCTCTCCATTAACCGTTCACATTTATCAAGATTTTCGCAAGTAATGTTGTTTAAGTATTTTTCGTTTTTGTCAGATACTTTTGTTATATTCATTTGTATCAGTTTCGGTTCAAAATCTTTACAATACTGACAACAATCTTGAAGAATAAGGTGAAATCCATTCATGCAAAATTCCTCCGTAACCCATGCAGACGGAATCGAACCGCCGACACACATCCTATGCGGATGCCGCTCTTCCACTGAAGCTATGCATGGAAATCGCACCGTAAAACCTTTTATGGCTTGCGCTTGCCATAACCAAATGTGCACCGCCTACTTGTCACTGACTATCCACAATCTCACAGTCTTGTCTGTTCTCTACTTCATAGGCTTGGTTTTCGCTAAACATATGTGGCTTACGTTTTAGCTAGGGAATAGTTGCCGTGGGAGTTGAACCCACCCGACCCAAACAATGTACGACTACTTTTGAATCTGCAAATTCTACTCGCAGAAGTGTTTTTCGTTGACCGATAATGAGCAACTACTATCCATACATCTCCCATCGACCGGAACTATTGCAGTAGTACCCGGCTAAGTGGAGATAAAGATAAACACGCCCGGAAAGTATCGAACTTTCGTTAGAGGTTTTGGAGACCTCTTTCTGACCAACAGACAGACGTATATAAAGTTTTCACGATTTTTTGAAACTTGAAACGGTCAAACTTTTTCATTGCTTTCCAAAACAAGAGGATTTGTCACCACCTCAACAAAGTTACTTTCTAGAATTTTCACTTCTCAATAGCAACCACTGGTCGAATCCTTCATCGACGCACGCCGTACACAGGATTTGAACCTGCAAGCCTTTTACAGCCAACGGTTTTCAAGACCGCTCCCTCACCACCCGGACATACGGCAAATATAGCATGGTTAATTGCTAGAACAGGTATCTCAACTCACAATTATGCATATCCCCCTGCGAACAATGATATGCGTTCCCACTCGTATAAACGCAGTGTGTAGGATTCGAACCTACAAGGCGAATAAACGCCCGGCGGCTTAGCAAGCCGTTCCAATACCATTATGGGAACACTGCATCTTGATGGTGCGATTTCTTGAAACAATCCATCCGTTACGACTATCAACCACGCACCTGCCCAATAGCGTCTTTTAGGATTGAATGAAAAAGTTGGGATGATGGGACTTGAACCCACAGCCTATGCCTTAGAAGGACACTGCTCTTTCCATTTGCGCTACATCCCAATGTGCGTTTCCATAAGCTGTATGCCGTATAACCACAGATGAACTTCTGGCATATCTATCTGCTACCTACCGACTATTGCAATCACGGTATCGTATTATCACCGCAGATAAAGTTTTCACCGCTATATAGTTGCAAGGCTTCAAGCGGTTACGTGGAATATAGGTGGGTGAGGATTTGCACCTCACATGACATACAATAGGCGTGTGCCGACGCCTCGTTTTACCCTTCGTGCAAGTCTATGGGAACACATTTCAAACCAATCCGTATCCATTGGCATAATGGGTAACATTGCATTCGCAACCACTTAAGGGATGTGCTTCACGCTATCTCGCTTGCATATATCGTTACGCGGTCTCACCGAACGAAGTCTCGTATGTCTGATTAACGTCTACCGATTCCGCCACCACCTACGCTCATTTTATGTCTGCAAGAGATGTGCAGGATTTTAATGTCTTTACTGACAACCCACGGATTAAAACCTACAACGGTATTCCGCGAAGAGTGGACTATCATAAACCACTCAACCCTCACGAGCCTTGCGACGGCTCTTAACAGCATTCCGCTATGAGATGAAAGGAGCATTCCATGTAGATGGAATATTCGCAGATGGCAAAGACCGAAAGAAGAAAACATCTGCGAAACAGGACTACCAGGATTCGAACCTGGGAATGCAGCAGTCAAAGTGCTGTGCCTTACCGCTTGGCGATAGTCCTAAACTCCGGGAGAGAGACCATCTGCTCCCGGATTATTTTTTCGTGAAACACCCTATATTGCTTAATTGTCACGCCTGCGCACGGTACTTTAAAAAACTTGTTGTTGTCGAACGCATTATTCCATTTTTCGTTTCCCACACACAGGCTACATACACTTTTGATGCCTTGATTTCTCTGCCACATATCCAATGCCAACACAACACTGGATATTCGGCAATAACAATGGCTTTATGAATTTAACCCATTCAACGATATGATATGGGATAATTCGCATAATCTCCGGTAACCACATAGGCTATACCCACATGAAAGTTATTCCAAATGCAAGGAACATTGCGAACGCAAATAAAATAACTCCGTCTGATGCTGTTTTCTGTTTAGGCGCATCAAATGCACTTGCTATTGCGAAAAATGCCATCACTGCGGTTGTCAAAATTTTTAAAATCATAAATCCAATCATGTCAGTTCTACCTCCCACACAAAATAATTTGCTATCAGCAATATCAGTCCGAATGCAATGCACAGAACTCTTGAAATTGTATCTGTGCCGGAATCCCGTGCAATCTGGAAATTACTTCCGCAAAGAGTAAGTAATGCTGTTGAAGAACATACTTTTAAGAATTTTCTGATTATCTTTTTCATTTTTTCTTCGTCCTTCCTTCAATTTCATCGATCATTGCCATTACCAGTGATTTAGCAAACTGGCTATTGTTTTGCATTTTAATCAGCAGATTGCCTTGCCGGATAAGATATTCCCAGTCTTCATCCGTTTTCGGATTAGCGCACTCTTTATGGATTTTCCAAACCTCTGTGTAGATTTCTTTAATCTCCGGTGGCAATTCACATTTCTCCTTAACTGGCAAATCTTCTTTAGGCTCTTTATCAAGCCTGCTCTTTTGATGCTTCATCTGACAGCTAACCATTTCCGTAACGTTCTCACGGTCTCTCTTGATTCCGTGACCTTGCAGAAATAATTCGCATTGCAGCACTTCACCGCATTTTGAACATTCGTCTTTTATCTCTTTTCCGTAGATCTGCATAGGCTTAATCCCTACCAGTGACTACTGCTCTCAAAAATACTCCGATGATGAACAGGATATATACCCACGCAGGAGCCTGTAATTGAAACAGTATCCATGCTAAAACTATGTAAATGAAAATCATGTGTTACACCTCCCAAGGGTCTTTTTATTTTTGAGGAAATTTGAGGGACTAAGTAGTGGCTGTGCGCTGGTCCTTATAGACCCCCTCCCCCGTTGCCATCAACACATTTCAACTATGCGCAAAATTCGCGCTTCGCGCAGTCTTTATTGACACATCCTTAACTATCCCATATTCCCGCACGTTTCCATACTTGTTGCTACTCGTTCGCATCTATGTTACTATCGTCATACGCTCCGGAATCGGTCAACATTGATATATTTTGTCCATTTGCACCGCCTAACTGTGGCAGATCCGAAGCGGTTAAGGCTTGCTTGTGGTTCTGCTGCTCTCTCGATACTCCCGGAAGGTTCCAGCCGTAATGCCTATTCAGTATTGCCAGGATCCCTACAGGGTTGCGCTTTGCTGTGGCTAACTTTGCGCTTAAAGACTCTTCGCGAAAATCCGATATTTTTTTGCCAATGTCAGAACACGATGGACTTAATTTAGTGCCCTCATCTCTCCAAGTAGCTATAGTATATCTGTCTATACCTGTTAATAAGCTAAATCCTATAGCTGATACCTCTTTGTCATACATCATACACATATATATATAATAATCACATATACGATTAACCAAATCATAGTTATAAGCATTATAGTTACTTACTCCACCGGTAAATGATCCAGTAGTATTTACAAGGGATTTAGACTTAAGACAATCAGTCTCATTGAATGCATGGCGTTTAATATATATAAGAGCAGCATTCCAAACGCTTTGAGACTCTTTCCTGATATCCTCGATTTTCTGATCCTTGCAGAACTGGGAAAGATATAACTCCATGTCATTCTCATAAACCTGAGATGTTTCTATATTTTCCACTTTTTCCATTTCTGCACCTCCTAAAATCTGCAATAAAAAAATCACAAGCATCACTTAATAAACTTATGTTTTTTGATCTCCTCCACAGATCAGACAAAAACATAAATTTATAAAAGTGACAAGCTAGTGACTTCTTGTCGTTTCCGGTCTGTCGGCTCCGGTGGTCTTGGTTACAATCTGGGCGGCTGTATATCCAGAGGGGGGATTGGATTTGCACCGCTGTCACTCGCACCGTGTTAGCGTCGGCTCCCTAACTGCTTTTATCATAGCATAAGCTATGCATATAAATCCACAACATAATATTACAACCTTTTATGCATTTGACAATTTGTTACTGTGGTATGCCTGCCGGTGATCCAGAGCATATAAAAATCATGCGATTAAAAAATATCATCCGTGTAAATTTGGCAAATAGTATTTTTTGACAGACAGACAGGTATTTTTGCAGATGGGTACATGGTGGCATCCAGTCAGCTCTAGTATTTATATATACTTGGTTATACAATGTCTTTCTGCTCTTATTTATTTTTATTTTATTTAATCTCCTTTTATTTACTCTAATCTTATTTAATCTGCGTCTACAAAATGTCTACAATTTGTCTACAAAATTTAGCACGTTAAAATGTCACAGTGAAAATAGATCAAGAAAAGCAGGCTGTTACACCTGCTTAATTTGCATATGACTTTTTTGGCTGCCAATTATAATTATATGCTTTTTTGCGGTAGTCCTCAAAATCTCTTGATGTCTTGCGGATCATTGCCGCTTTTACCGTGGTCCGGTCAATTAGTGCCCTGTCACCGTATGCGGTTTTGCTGGCCAATAACTCCGAATCTGTCATGCTTTCCAGTGCTTGGAGTGTTTCCGCTTGCACCGTCTCCAGTGCTTGGATTTCTGCCCGGTTAAATTCTTTCAGCCGTTCCGATTCCGTTGTTTCCAGTTGCTCCCGGTAGTACCGGAAGAACTGCCGGACGTTTGATCGGATCCGGGCGGCTTTCTTTGCTGTGATCTGCTCCGGTGTTCCTGTCATTTCGTTCGCTCCTTTCGTTTGTTTGTATCTTGATTATATATCATGCTATATATCATGTCAATAGGTTATTGCAATTATTTATTGATATTTTTCAAAAATTCTTCAGCGTCTACAATCTGTGGTTGCTCCGATAACTTCCGCTCTGCTCTCCTCTGCTCCTGGAGTTGGTGTAATCTTTCGTTTGCTTGCATCAATGCAACCTTTTCTTCTACTTCTGTACGCTCCGCATTTGCCTTTTCTGCGGTCTTTTCCGGCTCTTGCGGCAAATTCTCCGACTTGTTATCCAAAGCGTCTAAATAAGCCAATACAGCCGATACAGCTATATCATTTATATTTATGTCTGATTCTGCCGCTCTTTCCTTTGTGCCTTTTGGTAATCTGATTTGGACAAGATCAAATTTACTACGGTAATTGTTAATTGCTTTGCGTGTGTAATCTGCTGTTCTTGCCATCTGTAAAACCTCCTTATATAAATTGTTTTATCATATTATATAACACTTTATATATAAATGCAATATAATTGTATATATATCATATTATATAATTTTTATATAAACTTTTATATAAAATGTATTGACACATGATATATAACATGATATAGTTATCTCAACAAATAAAAAAGCCGCCCGGGCATCCTGGCAGATAGTCGGGCGGCACCAATCAAAAAAGAAAGGCACCCAAATTATAACACGGGTGAAAAGGTAAAAGCAATATGAGAAAGAATGAATTATTAGAAGCAATCAACAAAATCAAGGCAAGAAGCGCATGGAATAAAGGTGTAAAGATCTATGCTTATGAGCTTGTAGAAGCTCTGGAAGTTGAAGAGATCCCGCAGGACAAAACAGAGTTAAAAAGCCTTTTACTGAATGGTGCCGCTGACTGGAAACAGTACAGTTGGGGCGGCTGCTCTCTGATTTATGATTGTGACATTGCTGAACGTCTCTGTTGCCAGTCTGAGTTAAAAAAGGTTTGCGGCGGCGAGAACAAACCAAACAGATCCGAGGAATGGTTAGACACACAGGCAAGAGCATTAAGCCATTCTTTTGATATAATTTATCATATTGTTAAATTTAGCAAGTAAGACAGGCTTACACCGGGGATCGTGCCCCGGCTTGCTTTTACCCGGAAACGGGAAAAATTGAAAATATGGAGGAAATGAAAATGGGAAAAATAAATATTGATATGTGGTATGGAGACAAGCCGGAACAGGTGACAGGATTAGACATATATTTTAATGATTTAGGCGGATTTTATTCCGGAAATCTTCGCATTTTTGGAAAAATTGTTGGTGATTATTACGCCGACAGCGTGCAAGACATAGAAAAAGCATTTCCACACCTTGCAAAAGATATTGAAAACTGTTTGAATTAACCGCCGCAGAGGATGCCCGCCGGATCACTACCGGCGGCGGTTTTATGGGTGGAATTTACCCAAAAATTAAAAATAGGAGGTTGCCAGGATGAAAGAAAAGAACCTTGAAAGACTTTACAAGCTGTTAGAGCGTGCGGAACGAGAGCACGACACGGAGACAGCCGCCGCCCTGCGGTGGGCAATTTTTGAACTTGAAAACAGATAAAAGACGGCTTGCAACCGTCCTTTTGTCGTGTTCCGTTGGATATGCTGCCGTCTGGCTGTCTATTTGTGTTACTATTCCACCGGATCCGGTCAGATCCTGCGCCCGGATATATTGACGGCTTGCGCTGTATTGGTGTACAATCAAATATTACAAATGGGATTATACAAAATGCGAAAAGTGGGAATTGGTCATGTATATGACATCATGGAAAGCGTATCGGATGCCGGGGAACGGTTGGAAATAGTTATACGGGTTGAGACTGCCGCCGGTGGTCTGTCTCCGGAATCTGCGGAGCTGTTGCGTTCTGCGTATGATTCCATGCTTTCGGCAGTCGGAGACCTTGCGAAAGCTGCGACACGGTGAACGGGTGACAGGGTCAGGACTTGCACCGCAGAACTGAACAGGTGTTTCACACATTGAATCGGTCTGAAAAAATCAGAGAAAAACCTCTGAAAACGGATTTTTCAGCTTGAAAAGTGCTACCCCGGGGGGTATTTTGAAAAAGGCATTATAATTTTGTCGAAAATTTTTCTTTCAAAAACCTCTGAAAACGAGATTTTCGGTTGAAAATGCAGACCTACGGGGGTATCAAAAGAAACACATTAAAATTTTTTACGAAAAAAGTCTCAAAAAATGAGATTTTTAATAAAACCTATAGGGGGAAATATTATGAATTGCTACAAATGTGGTAAAGAAATGAGAGTTGTTCCGGAACAGGTGGCTACGGATGAAAAAGGATTGCCGGTATATCACAGAATAGGTTATTGTGATGCTTGTATGTCTAAATTTGACATTGACATTTTGGAACAGCAAAAAAATCAGACAGTTCAGAACAATCAAAAGCCGCCTAAGAAAAAGCAGAGCACATTAAGTACATTGGCGGCTGTGTTTTCTATTTTGACATTTACTATTCCGGTTGCTGTTATTCTTGCAATAATCGACATTGCTACTGGTGATAAAAAGAATAAATTGCATACTGGTTCGTGGTTTGCCATTATATGGTGTATTCTTGCAGTCATAGTTTATAACATAGGCAATAAATCTGATGATGTTTCTATTCCTATTGCGGAAGTAAAAGTTTCGCTTGAAGCAACAGAAGAGTCTACTTCTTCTCCTGTTGTAAATGAATCAGATTTTGTTATTTCTCCCGGTTACACATTCGATGCGGACGGATTGCAAGTCACAATAAATGATTTTGACCTTGACTACACTGATTATGAGGATGAATACGGTTGGAACGCTCCTGCTGATGGAACAAAATACATTATGATTGATGTTTCTTATCAGAACAACAGTAAAGATGATAAGTATGTAAGCATCTACGATTTTCAGTGTTACGCAGACAATACAGATTGTGAGCAGAATTACAGTGTTGTTGATAGTTCTTCGTTGAATGCTAATCTTTCAAGCGGAAGAAATACCTCTTACAAGATTGCATTTGTAGTTCCGAAGGATGCGCAGAGTATTGAACTGGAATACGAAACAAGTTTCTGGACGGGCAACAAAGAAGTTATCAAATTACAATAGAATATAGGATTTTAAGGGCATCCGAAAGGGTGCTCTTATTTTTTGAAAAAGTACTTGACTAATTTATGTCACACATATATAATAAAGGTGTGACAAGAAAGGAAGTGAAAAATATGTCACCAGTAGGTAGACCAAAGGCTGAAAAGCCAAAGGCTAACCGCTTTAGCATAAGGTTGGATGATGAAACAGAACAGAAATTAGAGAAATATTGTGAAGAACATCAGATAACCAAAGGCGAAGCAATAAGGCAAGGTATACACTTGCTGTTAGCAAAAAAATAGAGTAGTTGCTATCCTGCGAAAGATTCTCAACTACTCTAACCCACTCCCAAAGAAGTGATAACTTATTTTAACATCTTCTTTTGGGAAAATCAATCAAAAGGAGAAGAAAATCATGGACAAATTTTTAGAAATCGTATTCGAAAGTCAGATTATCAACACTTCGGAAAAAGGAGATAAAGCATCAGAATATTTTAAGCCGTTCTTTGATAAGCTGCAGCAAATCGTGAGTGAAAAGGTCTTTGAAGAACTCATGGATTCTTTTTCAGAATGTGAAGTGAATACTATTAACTACTATGCAGTAGAGGGAATGAAGCTGGCAATCGGTATTATGAACGGTTCTTACGTTCCACAGATTTAGGAGGTAACATATGACGGAACTTGTAAACGTTGAGGGAACAGAGTTAAGTATTAGAGAATACAATGGTCAGATGGTTGTTACTTTTGACGATATTGACCTTGTGCATAAAAGACCAAGTGGCACAGCGAGAAAAGCGTTTAACAGAAACAAAAGGCACTTTATAAATGGCGTTGATTATATTGTTTTGGAAAAAGAAAGTTCTAATGTCCACCGGGTGGACATTAGAAATATTGATATTCCAAACAGAGGTATTACTGTATTCACCGAGAGTGGATACCTTATGCTCGTAAAGCCATTTAAGGATGATTTATCATGGAATGTTCAACGTACACTTGTAAATGCTTATTTTGCGGTAAAGAATCAGCAACAAACCACAGCAATCGAGGAAAAGCCGACATTAGAGTTTGAAACAGACTGGTTCTGCATCAACCGTGGAAAAATCAATTACATCTGCCGTTGCTACGACATTACATCAAAGGAATACATGCACCACTTACTTGAAGTTTTGGGAAGAACGTATAATTTTGATGAAGCAAAGAGAATTTACAGCGCAACGACCGGAAACTGGAAATGCAGAAATTCCGAAGTAATCACATACTTCCCACAGCTTTCAGACCTTGCATCTAAAATTATTCAGAAAGACTTAGAGGACTGTGCAAAAGAAGAGACCCCATAACAGGGGTCTTTTCTATGCCATTATTTCCATGTATCCGCTTATCAGTTCATCAGCAAGCGAAAACACTTCTCTTCCGTAGGTAGCCAAAAAATCAGCAACAATCTCTTCTGTCTGAATATCCATAGTCAGATTGTAGGATAAGCAGAACGCATGGCACAATTCATGGCACAGCACACGGTCATAGAAATTACCGTGAATCATTTCTGATATGTAAATTTCTCTTGTGTTCCGGTCTGTCATTCCAAACGTATATGTACCATCAGAACGAATCAGCATAGGGCTGTGACTGTGTACGAGCCTTAAATTCCAGTCCATTCCATTTATCGTGAACAACTTACCACCTCCAACATAAAAGGGGCTAAATAAGCCCCTTAAGTGTTTTAACCGATTTTTGTTACCAGTGCAGACAGCTTGTTTCGCAGTACCGTCTTTTCTTCCGGTGTTGCATCGTTGATGATCTCCGTCATGTCGTTTGCAAGTTCGGTCATGTAGGTGTTCAGGTCACGGACTTTTGCTTCTTTGTCCTGCTGTGTATTTGCCTTATGCAGTTCCTTATTTTCCATGTAGGTTCTGCGGCTCATTCCACTTCTGCCCTCTCTTGCATCACGCATACCGGATGAAGATGTTTCCGTGTAGTACATACGCCCCATGTCTCTGTCCATGTCACGGTGATACATTTCCGGAGTCATGTGATAATAGGGTGGTTCTTCATAACCTCTGCGGTAGGTTCCACGACCTTTAGGTGCAAATCTGCCGTCAGCATAGCGGTAATGGTCATAAAAACGTTTACCACCATCACCGTAACGTTCAAACATTTCCATGACTTCGTCTGGGTCATAGTCCTGCATGGTTTTTGTCAACTCGCGGTAGTACATGGCTTCCGACAAGTCTTTCATCATGTCAACGACTTTTCCCATTTCGCAAGTATCTACTTTGTCAATTCCTTTGTCAAACTGCGTTTTAGCGCATTCAGAAAGTTTCTCAATCATTTCATGCATTCTTTTAACATCCATGATTTTTCACCTCCTACGCTTCACGAACAGCAATCAAATTGCTGTTCTGCACTTCAATAGCTTGCGTAGAAGTGTTCTGAACGGCTACCGTACTGCAGCATCCACGAGGGACATCAATGTAAGCCTGCGCAGAAACATTGAAGAAATTCTCTACTGCTGCCGGAGTTACAATCATTCTTGTGGACTGTAAAGGTTCTCCGTCTACTGCCAGTGCAAGGGAAATTTCTTCAACAGTTCCACCAGTGGGAATCTGAATGTTGCCGGAATAACTTACAAGGAATCTTGCACGACACTGATTAGTGATACCTCTTAACTTCACAATTCCGGATCCCTCTCTGTGAGTGATACAACCACTTCCATTTACGGCAGTTTCGGTAAAAGCAACGTCTGCTCCTGCTGCCACAGTTTGTAATGCTACTGCTGTATATTCAGCCATAATAAATACCTCTCTTTCAAAATCAAAGGGGCAAACCATATAGTCTGCCCCATGTTTTCAGTAATTCTGCATAGCAGACATAACCTTAAGGTTAAGTTACTCGATATGCAGTTTTAGCATCCGCAGCCAGTGTTACATCCGCATCCGTAATATACATTAGGGTTGGGAACTTGGTATGCAGGAATGGGTGTAGGGTTCACAGCGTTGATGATCTGCTGTGCCTGTGCACTCATGGCAGTAGTCAGAAGAGCATTCTGACGATCCTGGGAAGCGGCTCTGCGCAGATCGTTGTTCTCTGCCTGCAGAGTAGCGATCTTATCCTGGCATAAGTAGTCAAGGATTGCTCTTGTACCGGCATTCTGGCTGTCGATAATATCACGAGTGTTGTTATTCATGGTGTTCTGCAATGCGCAAGTATTCGTTGCCATATTGTAGTTTACACCCTGGATAGCTTCACGGGTATCGCAGCAGCACTGTGCTAACTGTGCTTGTAAAGCGTTAGCATTCTGCATTCCTGCTACGGTGTCTGCATTGATAGCCTGTTGGATGCCATAGCCAGTCTGTAAAATGTTGGTATTTACGCCATTAAATCCGGTAAGCATACCGTTGTTTACAGCGTAGAATCCGTCACACAGACCGTTGTTGATTCCGTCCAGTTTACCGATGATAGACTGGGTGTCGAACCCTCTTTGCAATGCAGAATCGGTGTAGTAACTGGAATTAGAGCCATTACCGCCCCATCCATTACCGCCCCAACCGCCAAAAGCGAAGAAAAGGACGAAAATAATAATCCACCATGCGCCATCGTCACCCCATGCACCGTTGTTACCGTATCCGCCATTAGCCGGCATAACAGGCATGGTAAAGGGAGTATTGTTACTCTCAAACATAATTTTTACCTCCATATAAGATTTTTTATACTTAATCTTGCAAGAATTTAGTATCTACTTCATAGGAAATTGACGCTTGAATTTTTCAAATTCAGAATCAAAATCTACGCCACGTTCCTTAGCAATATTTCTGCCAAAATTTTCAACACCTGATATGTCACCTTTTTGCGCCATTCCCATTACATTTCTAATCATGGGGTTTTGCATCATCTGACTATTTCCCATAATCCCTTGAATTATTTGTTGTGGATTTCCCATCCCTTTGAGCATCTGCATAGGATTCATCATTTTCATTCTGCATCATCCTTTCTTTGCGATTGCTGATTTTTTCTTTGCGTTTGCGAAGTTTTCAACTGCTCAATTTTTTGTTCCAGTTCATCGAAGCGCTTCATAAATACCGCTGTGGCTTCGTCTGATAGGTCAAATTTCGCCTTTTCTGTGTCAGACGGTAAATTGCTAGGGTCTGCATCTAAAAAAGGCTTGTAGAGCCTTGTATAGATTTTTCCATCTGCTCCCCAGGATTTAGCATAGATCTCCGACAAATCCTGCTTGGGAAAGAAAGCTGTGTTTCCATCCATAGGAACCTCATTCGGTGCTATGCACTCTTGCGCCGGTACAATACGACCGTACATCTGTACCGTATTTTGCTGTGGCTGTTGCATAAACTGCTGTGGTTGGAATTGCTCCTGTTGTGGCATAAACTGTCCGTACATAGGTGTTCTATACTGCGGATTGAAATAGTTCGGATTCATAATCGGCTGCGGCATGGCTGTTCTCCCTTTCTTCCATTGATTTTATCTGTTTCGCAATTTCAACTTCATCAAGTGTCTGATATGTCGGCTTGTTCATAAGTCCCAACGGACTGAAATTCATAAGCATTACCCGTTTCTCCTAAAACTTCCTCGATCACATGAACCATGATTGATTGATACTTAATCGGCACTTCTCTTGTACGTTCTTTGCTGAATATATGTTCCAGTGTTTCATCAGAAAATTTGAATTTTCCCATAAGGTCATCCCTCCTTATGCTTAAATTTTGGCATAAAAAAAGTCGCATATAGTGACACATATACGACACTTTTGCGACAAACGAAAAAATATGAAGTTTTAAAAGTATGATAAATACGGCATTAGCACATCCTATTGCCACTCCGATAACAATAGGTTCTGCTAAAAATTCTTTAATTGAATTTCAACATCACCATTGACAATCACAATCCTTGATATTATGCTTTTTAATATATTGTTTTTCTCTTTCTTGTCGATATGCGCCCACACATCGGCAAGTTTTTTTATGTTCTCGTAAACAACTTCTTTCTTCTGACTGTTTCTTTCGTTTTTTTCTTCCTCGGTTATCTTTACTTTCATTTCAGAAATGCTTTTTTCAGTATTCTTAATCATCTCTAAAACTGTGTCATTTCCATCGGAATAAAGAACATATAGCCTTTTTAATTTCACCTGTTCTTTTTCAAATTGTGACTGCATTATTTCAAGTTTGCTTTGCTTTTCAATGGGCTTGCACTCTGAAAGATTTAAGGATATTTTCAAAATTTCACTTTCTACCTGTTTTTCAATATCAGCAGCCCATTCCAAAGAATTGTTACAGTTTGGGTTAAAATTAGGCAAATACTTCATTGCTTTATCACGAGAACAGCAATATATTTTATGCTTTCCGTGCGTCCACTTCTGATACCGCATCTTGCATCCACACACACCACAATAGCACAATCCTGTTAACAAGTTGGCATCCGTATGACAAGCAGTTTTGTTTTTCCTACGTGATTTTCTGATTTCCTGTGCAAGTTCAAACCTTTCTTTATCAAAAATAGGTTCATGAAGTCCTTGATATACATTCCCTTTATATGGGATCATACCTATATTGACAACTCCGGTAAGCACATTTCTTACAAGTACCTCACTGTGAAATCCTAATGATTCCTTGATATATAAATCAGAATAACCGCCAATAAACATATCAAGTGCTCTGTTTGCTTGTTCCTTGCGCTCTGGTATAGGAATGAGTATTCCTTTCTCCTTGCTATAATTATAGCAATACGGAGTATTAGCACCACCAATCCAGTAACCTTGTTTTATTCGCTCCAACATACCGCCACGCATACGAAGCATCATAGTATTTTTGTCAAGTTGTGCAAAAACAGCCATCATCTGTGTGTATGCCTGCTCCATAGGACTGTCATAACTTACACTGTCATGGACACATTTGAATAACACTTGGTTTGGTTGAAAAACTCTTTCAATTATGTATAATCCATCAATCATACTTCTTGAAAGCCTGTCTAATTTAAACGCAACAACACATTTAACACGTTTTTTTATGCAGTCGTTAATTAGTCTTTGTAATTCCGGTCTATCCATATTTGCGCCGGTATATCCATCATCAACATACCAGTCAGATACAACCAGTTCATTTTTCCGGCAAAAAATCTCTATGTCTCTTTTTTGACTATCAAGACCGTTGCCCTCTTCTGCCTGTTTTTCCGTGGAAACACGCATATATGCGACACATTCCATTTTCTCTACACTCCTTTCAATATATAAAGAATGTGCCGTATTTATCATACATACGACACATTCTAAAGCCTTTTTACAATGGTGTCAACAGCATATGGATGCTATAATCTCAATAATTTCTTTTGGCAGAGAAACATCTTCAATATCAACATCTTTGCCGTCTTGTGTAACTCTAACCATTTTTTACCTCCAGTCTGTTTATTTTTTCATAAACCTTTTTCGATATTCTGTTGACCGTTCTGTCACATACATTAATTTTTTGTGCTGTTTCTGTAATAGTTTTTCCGCAAGAAAGCATTTTAAACACTTTCTCTTCCTCTTCCGTGAAATTGGCGTTCCGGAAGATTTCTTCAAGTTCTGGCTTAGTCAGTTTTGACAACTTCATAAGCCATTCTCCTCTACTAAATTTCAGTTTTGATGTGTAACGTTACACATAATTACACAAATAATCAGCCAAACAATTTCCGAAATGCGCGATCAGAAGGACTTATAACCTTGTCCCAGTCAAGTTCGCATTTGCAGTAAGGACAGCAGGCATATTCCCGTGCAACTCCCATTCCGCATTCTGCACAGCGGAAATCTTCATCTACTCTGTTTCCTGCGCTATCATATGTTCTTGCCACGCTCTCCGGTGCTAATACCTTAACAAGCCGTATTCTTCTCATATTTCACCTCCGATAAATATACATCCAGTGCCTGCCAGATCACTCAGGAGATAGGTCTGTCCTGCTGCCGGCAAAGTTGTCAACGATCAGTTCTCCGTAAATCATGACATCACCTCCGGGAAATTAAGCTTGATTTGCTGGTTAGATTCATAATTCATCCACACTGTTTCAGTACGTAGCTTTCCATGTTCTGCGCAACTTAAAAACTGTTTTTTCTCCCATCCGATCAGGTAATCGTTATACATATCCGATTCATAACCAGATAGCATTATCTTTGCCTTACTCTGCAGCAACAGCTTCAACAATTCTTCGTGATCCGCATCCGTCATCTCATGCTTGTACTGTTTTCCCGTCCTGGTACCCAAAACATACGGCGGATCAATGTACATAAAAACATTGCTGTAATTAAATCTCTCGATTACTTCCAACGCCGGACGGTTCTCGATCTGTACCATGCGCAAGCGTTCCACTATATCAATAATCCATTCCGGCAGGCGGTACCAGTTCCATAGAGCATACGCCCGTTCTCTGCCTACAACATCATTCTTCCAGCCAACTTTATATCCATTTGTCCGAAATCCATGCCCCTGCCAGCAACAGATAAGGAATCCTGCTGCACGTTCATATGCATCTGTACACACTGCTCCATTTGGTATTTCAAACTGACTATCATATTCTTCACGGCTGAATGGTGTAGTCATTACCATTCTAGCCAACCTTTCTGCATCTTTCTGAATGCACCGAAAGAGATTTACAACATCACTGTCTAAGTCATTAATAGTTTCGATATCAGATGCCGGCTTATTAAATAACACAGCTCCGCTTCCGAAGAATGGTTCTACATAACTGTGGTGTTCCGGTATCAGTTCTACTAGTTGGGGAGCAATGTTCCACTTACTTCCCGGATATTTCAATACTGTTCTCATTCCCGCCCCTCCAACATATCAAAGATATTCCTTTGCCCTGTTACGCTGTCCTCGGCACGCATGGAAACCTCGCCGTAATTCTCTGACAACATTTCATTCCTTGCCCTCTCGTAGAAATTCCGGTCAATTTCAAAGCCATAACTCGGTCTACCAAGTTCCATTGCCGCTCGAAGTGTACTTCCGCTGCCACAACACGGGTCAATTACCACATCCCCTTCATCTGTAAAAATCTTAATCAGTTTTTTCAACAGGCATACTGGCTTTTGTGTTGGGTGAATTTTCGGATATTTTCCATCAGTATCTTTCTCCCAAGGCATCCAGTCAAATATCATTTTCCCGTCATTATTGAACTTTGGTAGTTTGTCCCGGTACAGGATAAGCGCATGTTCCGTAGCTCCCACCACTCTCATGTTTGCTTTAAGTACTTGTGCGGAATAGTTCTTACAGAATGTAATATGTATGCTGTTTCCAAATCCGTGTTTTTCTGCAGCTTTTAACATGGTCGGTATCTGTTGGAAACTGCAAAATACAATCATGCATGGTGCTTTGCCTTTTTCCTTTGGTTCTTTCTTGAGCATCTTGCTGCAGAAATGGAAATATTCATACAAATTAAAATTGTAATCCGAATTGAATGCAGCCTTTCCAGCAAGTTTGCTCTCTCCGTTTTTATTATCTCCTCCCACATACCACATAGGGTTACTGCCGTACATGTTATTTCCAAGGTTGTATGGCACATCTGCAATTACAAGTTGTGCCTTGGGGATTCCATACTTTTTGTAGTTTTGCATGGAATCCCGATAAATTTCACACTTTACTTTCATTACTCATAGGAACCGGGTACCCTTTGTGCGCGCTGGTTCGGCTCCTTTCTTGGTTTTATCTAACTATCGTTTCTGCTTGTTCCTTGTACATCTTCCCCGCCATCTGCACCAGATAATGCTGTAAGGCTTCTGCAACGCTGATTCTGTGCTTAGTGCAATATCTGTCAACGTAGCGTTTAAAGTCCTCATTCTCGGCATACAGGGCGGTATAATCAACTCGTTCCATCTGCATCACGCTCCTTTAAGATTTCATCCAAGCAAGCATTAAATCCTGCATTCATCATCAGTTTGTCATTCTCACTTTCTTTCCCTACTGTACGTCTTTTCTCCGGCAGTTCTCTGAGCGGACAAGAATCTGGCTTTTCCCCGTAGCGTCCGCCATTTATCGGAATTTCTTTCCCTGTAATAGCGCAGTCGTAAAGAGCATCGTCTTTATAACTGGGATATTTACAAGCGCAATTCTCACAGGTTTCCGGCATATCCATTACCAATGCTGCTTTGGGCATATTTCACACTCCTTTCGGCTTCTCACACCGTTCAAACGATATCACCCAAACGTAAGGATTAGCATCCCAGCCGTAGCGGTCAATGTCGGACTTCTTTATGGTGGAGTTCCAAAGTTTATGAAATCCATCGATCATATTAGGGTCTCCACCACTGTCTGGGTCTGAAAACGTTGGATGCCATCCGTTGTTTTCGTAACATACTTCATCCCACGGGTCTGTGCCCTCCATGCATGCTTGTTTCTCTGTAATCTCCTGCAACCGTTCTACTCTCACATCCGTAACCTTAAGCCAGATACGAGCCGCTTCTTTCGGCATGTGGATTGATGGTCGCTTAGACCAACTATAATTCCACCCCGTTTCTGGCTTTTCGTCTGATGCGACGTACTTAAACTCGTTATACCATGACGGTTTTGTCTCTCCGTCAATATCCAAATAGTACCCTATTTTCTGCCATACAGTTTCCCGGACATACAGGATGTCGCCCAGACAGATAGGACAGGTTCTCTCCACTGTACTTAACTGTTCCATATGCTCCTTATCAGCAAAGTTATGTACTGCATAAGTTCTCTTGTCGGCATTGTAAAATTCCATATCCGGTACGGTATACTCATTTGCATCTTTGCATATACGCCGGGTGCAGGTCTTCCGTCCGTCCAGAATTGCCCGAACCATTTCTGTATTGAATAAAATCGGTTTAATTGCCATCTGCTCCACCTTCCTTTACGATCTCCAACAATTCATAGCCTGTCATCTGCATTTATATCACCTCTTATCAAGTTTGATTTCTTTGTCGTAGCAACAGCAACTCTTCTTTGGATTTCCCTCTACCGGAGAGACCATCTTTTTAGGGTCTGTAGTGTATGCTCCGTTTAGTTTCACACCTATTTTGCTTTTTTCATCCACATAGCATGATGGCTTGTAACGATCCGGTGGAATGTAGTTGTGAATGCGCCAGTGTTTTACCAAAAAAACTCCACTATCGAAAGATAAAAGGAATCTGCTGTCTATCAATGATTTCAAATCATCATCAGAAGCACCGCACATCTTTATGATTTTCCGGGGGTTGTTCACAAATCCGTCATCGTCAGCGTTCATACATATGTGAAAATAAAGCATTTGAGCCGTAGCAGGAATATCCAAAAAAGCATCACTCTCAACTATTTTTGTACTGAACATTCTTTTTTCTGCCATTTAGAACTCCTTACTCAAAAATAGGCTTCTCAATATAGATCCCGGTGTTTTCCACCAGTTCTCTCCACAAGTCCATAAAATTCTTTCCGTTGCACTTGTCTCCGGCTTTGTCCATGTGGTCAGAAAACTTATCCTTGAAATTCGTCAGCTTCTTCTTACTAAATCCATCTTCCATAAGAATCACCATTCCATATAGGATGTACCTGGTGGACAAATCATTGATAAGATTGTTACATCTGACCTGTTCCCGGATGCAGTTCTGCGCTACAACCGACTTATAATGTGGATAATCAGCTTCGGTAAATTCTTTGTACTCAATCGTCCAGTCTGCAAAATCGTTAAGCCTGCTCTGTAACTCCGTATAAGGCTCATTCTCGTACTTTTCGTTGTACTCGGTGAATTTACCGCAGAAGTCAGAAAGCCTCGTCTGTGAGTACTTGTAGTCTTTCCACAAGGTATAGCAGAACAGTGTCAGTATTCCGGTGAATGGACTTCTCTCCGCAGACTGTTTCAAAAGTTCTGTCTGCCGCATGATTTTCAAAATTTCCTGCGGATTGTCATATCGTTTTGGCATTTTATGTATCACCTCCAAGTTCTGTGATGCTTGAACTCTACAAAGAAAATTTCATTTTATCCAATTTTTCAATTTGTTTTTTTAATGATTCAATTTTCTTTATTCTCATTACTTCTGCCCTTAAAACTGCGTCTTCCTTATTTTTGTGCCAATCATTTCCGTAAAAATATCCATATTTTTTAGAACTTATCATATCTCCGGAAATATTTGAACAAATCTCTGCATCGTCAGTTTCTATGATTCCAGTACTAAGTGCATATTTTGTAATATATACTTTCATATTATTCACCGTCCTTTTCTCCATGCAAAAGTTCCATAAACCGAACAAATTGTCTTTGTGACACGGAATTGTTTTGCTTCTCCGGCTTCAAACCGATGACCAGATGCTTGTCTGCAATGTTCGCAAGTTCCCTTGCAAGGTTGATTTTGCCTTGTTCCAGACCATCACGGTAACCTTTTCCCGGTCGGTACTCTGCGATCTGCTTCTTTCCATCACCTTGACCACCAGCTGTCTTGTTGCGAAGCTGGTAACCATCGTCCGCATAACGCTTAATCCAGTACTGCTCCCACTTGTCCAGTTCTTCTACCGGATAATGTAAGAATCCGATTTTCCAACCGTATATATTTTCCGCAGAATATAATCCGTGGCTCTTCATGGATAAATCAATGTGTTGGTATCCGTTAAGATGCCCTGCCAGTCTTTGGAGTAGGTGTACCGCCTGTCCCACATACGCAAACCGAAAACCATCCTCGTCTGTTCTTGTCAGAAAGTAAATTCCACTTCCATCGTCCACATGTGGATTGACTGCCAGTATTCTTTCACGATTCTTTCTCTCTATGGATTTTGCTTTTGCTATATTCTTCCAATCAGCCAACCGAATCACCGCCTTTCAAATGGAATCAAATATCCGTCCGGCAAGGCATTTATAATATTTCTCAATGCCCCATATCCTGTTTTTTGCATATTGACTAAAGCATTGCTTTGACAGGTATTCAGTTCGGATATGTTAGAATCAATGCTCTGCATTATTTCACTTCTTAATTGCGGTGTAAGTGGTCTATAAAATGTGTCAGCCATTCGCACCACCATTTCTGTACTTTTCCAGTTCTGCAATCATGGTCTCTCTGCCAATATCTGCGCTCTCATACCACTCTACCGCATGAAAAACACCGTTAAGATTCTCGCTCAAAACCTCAATTCTGATACTTGCCGACCGGATATACTCAATCAACCGCTGTGTATCTCGTGCTATGTCCTCGTAACCGTACAACTGTAAGTGTTGCACCATAATTTCAAGGTTGGAGATACTTGACGGCTCCATTAGCTCATTGACATCCTTGTAGCACAAATAACCAAAACTTCCACCACTCAAAACGGGCACTCCTTTCCATTCTGTAAAATCCATTCCTTGCCTGCTGCCGCATAGTCTACATTCGCCAATGGATCAATCTTTTTTACCTCTGTGACACATTCTTTGGCATCAGAATTATCACGGCTTAAATGGCACAATATGACGTTCTGCAAGGCATCTGATTTGTTCGCAAGAACAAATTCCTTTACTGTTTCCAGTTCCATATGACCACGGTACACATGGGATTTCTTAGCATCGTTGGAATCCTCTGTAATGTACTTCTTCTGATAGTTACATGAAATAAGGATGTGGTTTAATTCATGGAACCGCCACTTAACAAATTCCGTGTCAGTTACATAAAGCAATTTCCCCATTTCCGGGTGAGTAATCAGGAATCCATAACAAGGGCATTCTGAACCATCAGCGTTGGTATGTGTCCACTTACCATCCAGTGTAGTAAGGTCAAAAGTTCTTGCTGTAAAATAAGAGTTTGGTAAAAACTGATTCATTAACAATGATTCATAAGGCTTACATACAGGAATACCCATCTTTATCAATTCTGCAACAGAATTTGAATGGTCTTTGTGTGCGTGGGTGACAACTGCACCCACAACACACTTAATATTCCAGTTAAGACCACGTTTTATGTCCATGATAGGAAGTCCTGCATCCAGTAAAAGTGTTTCACCGTTATCTGCCGTTAGAAGATAGCAGTTACCGGAAGAACCGGAACCTAAACATTTTAGTTTCATGCATTTACCTCATCATCCTGTGGGAAAGTATAAACTCCTCCAATTCCCTCTTGTGTCTTATCATCACAAATTGGAAATTCCCTCTCAATTTTTACTCTGTTATGGCAAAGATACGCATATTTAAGTTGTTTCATTGCTTCTTCCGCTTTTTCCTCTGTGGAATATTTAGCAATAACCATATCATCACAAAGTTGTTCTACACCTACGAGGTTCTTATTCAGAAAGTAAATTTCACCCTTAAATCTCTGAATAACCACCTGCTCATAAGGAATATCAAACTTACCGTCTTGACTAATTATTCTCATTTTTTTCCTACCTTTCCGCTTTTTTCCCCATGCTACTAATAATTCTCGAAACATAGGACTGTGAAAGTCCAAGTGCTTTGGATATTTCAGATTGCGTTCTATTCTCGATAAAGAACATGGTGAAAATATGTTTTTCCCTTGATTCCAACCTTTCAAAAATTTGCTGAGCAAGCATGGAATTCACTACATTTTCTTCATAATCTTTGCCGTCTGCGATCATCTCTGCATATGGGACTTTCTCACCGTTCCATATATCTGCATTATCATCCAGTGAGAATGCTACCTTTACTGACCTTTTACTTTTGCGAAATGCCATAAGAAGTTCATTTCTCACAATTGGAAATGCATAGGTTGAAAATTGATAGCCTTTTGAAGTATCAAAAGAATTTATAGCCTTTATCAGTCCGATGATTCCAGTTTGAAACATATCTTCGTCAGTCAAAGGAATGCTTAAATTCTTCATCACCGAAAAAACAATCCCCTGGTTATTAAGAATCATTTGTTCTTTGGAATAATCCGAAGGACATGTGTTCCATAATTGCAGTGCTTCCTGATTACTCAATTCAGATTTTGGAAGATTCATACTGACCTCCTACTTAATTTCTATCTCCGGAATAAGCCGATCCGGATAAAACACTAATTCATAATGGTATTTGTCCGTAGATTTCGGTTCTACCTGTTCCATCACATAGCAAGTCCAGTCATTCAAGTAAATGTAGTCCTTATAATACTGGTTTTCCCCAGTTTTAAAGGTAACGACAAGTTCATTAGCAGAGTTATTGCTAAGAGCCATATACCCCTCTGCCTGCATCATAATCATGTCTGTTCTTGCATTAGTCACCGTGATTCTGCGGTACACATTGAACTCGTCAGCTTCTTTATTGAGATTGTAATTCACCGTATCAGCGGTGCTACAACTACAAATACAAAGCATCATTACAAACATCATTACTGAAATAACAAAAATTTTGTATAACCTCTTCATATATTTCATCCTCCCTACTTAAAGCAATCCGGTGTATCTGCGCTGGCAATGTCCGTCTCTGTTGCCTGCGGTACTTCCTTGAAAGAACCTTCCTCAAATTCAACAGTGTTAGCATTCTCCGAAATGTCCTGTGCAACTACTTCCTGCATACTAATCTGATTGTCAACGTAATGAGCATTTCCATTTTCATCAATCACAGCCATATCATTCTCATAGGCTTTTGTCATTTCGATGCTCATAATTCCCCATTTGCTGATAAGCTGTCTGATAAGGGTTTTCTTTGCCATAGCATCATAATTCTTAGACCAGAATGTGTGTGCTGTATGCTTTCTGATGTCGTTGCGATATCCACTGGAATATGTCTCTGCGTGAGACTGCATCATGTCCTTTGTCCAGTACAGTTCCTTACGGAATCCGTTCATCAGTTCAAACATTGCATAGTAACCAACTGTTTCACGGCTGTTTCTGTCCTTGGTGTTAAGGATCGGGTTCATGGAAAACTCTTCCGTGACTGGATTGAAGTAATTTACTTCTCCCTCTTTCACTTCTGAAACAACAATCTTACGATACTGTCCGCTTCTGATTGCTAACTGGATATATCCCTTATATCCCAACTGGAACTGTGCTTCTTTGGTTCTGCTTTTGGAGTTATCATAAGGAACCATATAGTACTGACCTAACTGTGGACTGGGAGTAAGCTGTAAAGCTTCTCCCAACAGTGCTGCGGATAAAATACTTCCATTTGTACACTGCGACAATGTAGGGTTTGTCTGAACCGCAGATACAACACTGGAAATAAATCTTGTGGAATTTTTCTCTCCGACAACACTAACGATGTTGTTTTTTACCGCTTCGTTATTCAGATATGATGTAATTCCTGCTTTTTTAGTTTGCGTTGATACTTCCTGCTTCTTTTCGTCTGCCATGTTTCTACCTACCTTTCTACCTTTTTGATGCCGTCAATTTTGATGATGAATACCTGGCTTGTTTTGGGATTCTGAATAAGTGCAAGAGTACGTTTAGGCATACAATCGTGTTTTTTAATTCTTAAAACTTTGTATTCATCATCTTTGCTTACATCTGAATCTATTACAAAATTCTGTTCGTATCCTAAAAGACCACTCCATGTACCGTATAACTTGTACTGCTTACCGGTATCCTTGACTTTTACGGTATCTCCCACGCAGATTTCGTCTTTCTTCTCCGGTTCTTTCTCCGGTTTGTAGTTTTCAAGGACAACGTACTCGCTGTGCCATGTGTGACACCTTTTAACAGAGTTTTCAACCTCACATGTTGCATTCTTAACACAAATTACTCTGAAAATCTCTCCGTTTTCATATGGTATAAGAAAAGGTTTCGCATCCACAATTTTGATGTACTCACCGACTTTAGCTTTTCTCTTCACCTCCCGTACACCGTTATCAGGCTTCACATCCTCGCCCATCAGCCGATTAAAAGCCAACTTAGCACCAGTACGGAAATCAAATTCATCAGCAGGATTGCAGTTTGCTTCTGCTTTCTCGCCAGTGGACTTGTCCAGCGCAACTACTTTGTTGTCATTGCGGTAGATGACAATAGTTGTGTCTACTTTTTCTAAAGCGGCAGAGAATATAGAACCTATTTGGAAATGTTTTAAACCAAAGCTTTCCCCAACTACATCTTTGTAAAAAACAGTGCCACCACTGATTTCTGTGATTTCAATTACTGCATCATTGTCTGCAAAATATCCGCTTTTGTATCTGTCTCCAACCTTAAATTTATGTTTTTCCATATTATTCTTCCTCGCTTTCCGGCTCATTCATAAATCCACTTGCAACTCCCTGATGCACTGTCACATCAGCTTTGTAAATCTCCTTGATGCTTCTAGGCATCACATGGAATGTCACATCTGTATCAGCAATCTTTCCTTTGAATTTCAAGGCTCCACGGTCTGAAAGTCCCAGGTACACACCCACGCAACACTTGTCATCAAAATTGAATATCACGGTGTCACCGGCATTGATTGTTTCTCCTCTTGTTGTCAGAACGGAAATGACTGTCTCTTTCTTAATCTTCATTTTCCACCTCCATAAGTTCACCATTTTCCAATCTGTACCATGTATCCGGCTTCACTTTTTCACCGTCTACCCGAAACATCTTTGCACCAAGAAACTCCCATGCTTTCTGCTCTGATCTGTCGTATCTATCATCATCTTCTTTGCCGATGTATTTCCACTCTGCAAGTACAATATGAGAACCAAGAACACCCATTGCTTTTCCTTTGTATCCCCATGCAACCGCAACACTCTCGGAATCATTGGCAGAGGATGCACCTTTGTAACCTGTCGCAGATGATGCACCGCAGTTACCTGTCGCAGAGGATGCACCGTAGTCACCTGTCGCAGAGGATGCACCTTTGTAACCTGTCGCAGATGATGCACCTTTGTAACCTGTCGCAGAGGATGCACCGCAGTTACCTGTCGCAGAGGATGCACCGTAGTCACCTGTCGCAGATGATGCACCTTTGTAACCTGTCGCAGAGGATGCACCTTTGTAACCTGTCGCAGAGGATGCACCGTAGTCACCTGTCGCAGAGGATGC